CAACCACTGTATTGTCCGGCATCGGTGCTTGCGGATATCCACTAATCGACATAATCGAAATTGCCGATGTGCCGGGTTGTGGCTGACTTGAGCCAAGATAATTGGCAAACGTTAGGATCGGTGCGTCGTAATTGCCAGCAGGGACAACAACACTAACCGTGAATGTATTGGGCGTGACCGTTGTATCAATCGTGACAGCAACCGTCTGAGTAGCTGCACCGTTAGGATTGCTTGCCGCAGCAGGGACTACAAGCTGACCAGACGTGGCCTTCTCACATGTTCCGCGAATTGTACATGTTTGACCGTCGATAGGGTCTTGAACAAGTGTCAGCGCCCTTGGGCCAACCACCACTACAGCTTGCGTACCAGTTTGAGGTAAGCTAGTCCCACCTGGACCTGTGAACAACAAAACAGGTGCATCATAGCTCCCAGGAGGAAGCGCAGCAGACACTGTGAAGGTGTTTGGCGTTACAGTTGTATTAATGGTAACCGCAATAGACGGGCTCGCGATGCCTGGATTGGTCGCTGATGCAGGAACGGTCAATTGTCCCGATGTGGCATTTTGCACTGTCCCGTGAATCGTAAGGACTTGTGCTGTTGTCACATCATCCTGCACCAAGCTTAAGGCTTGTGGGCCTACAACATCAATAGCACCAAGCGGATTTGACCCAACAACAGTGTAGTAAGTGTTAGCAACGGAAAAGCTTAATGTATAGCGTCCTGCTTTCACAGCATTAAACGTTGCTGTGAATGTGCCGGTGCCAAAAACAATATTTACCGGACCTTGTGCAACACCGGAGTTGTATGGTGTCGACGTAACAGCAAGCGCTGCTGTGCCGCTTGTCGGGCTTCCTGTCGTAGTGCCTGTGATTACAACATTCTGATTAGTGGTCGTAATGTTTGTAACTGTTGCTGTAGGCGCTTTAATACTAGATGGCGTTTCCCACGCACCGATATCGCAAGACACACCTTGTTGACGAACGCCTGTAATTGTTTGTGTGTTGTCAATGCTAGGAGCCACACCCGCATCAATTAAACCTGAGCCTGTCTTGACCCTGAAGTCATTTACAGTGTCAACAAATTGGTTGGCATAGACAAGATTTGGCTTGTTGTTTGTGCCAAATAGAATGCTGCCATCGCTGGCATTGTTGGAACCTACGAAATCTGAACGAGTAGAGAAAGCGCTACATCCAAACCCTGCGCTATTTGTCAGCTTAGCTGCTGCAATATCACTACCGAAAGCTGGCAATGTCGCAGCAGCTAGATTTGACAGTCGTACGACAGTGATATTCTCAGCAGAGGGGGAAACACCGTACGCGTTAAAGTGCAGACCCTCTGACGCAGCTCCTGTTAGGATAACATATGTATTTCGAACAGACCCCGACTTGACTTGGATTGCTCGTGCGACAGCATTGTTGCCAGCGAACTCAACCAAGCAGTTTGTTGCCAAGCCATTTCCAACTGTACCAGTGACACCTATTGAGGTTACACCACCAACACCAGATGACTTGATTTGTAAGCCATCCAGTGTTACATAATCACCAACATTAATATGTGTTGCATAATTAATGTTAAAGTTTACTGCTACACCGTTCGCTGGATTGTACCTCAGAGCGTTCGTCAGAAGATTTACGTTATCCCTGAAACCTTGCCCTGCTGCTGGACGCACCACGAGATTGTGAGTTGCGTCCACTGTCTTGCCCGAGAAATTCCAAACTGCTGCTGGAACAAACTCGGAGTCATTGTACAATTCAAATACATAAGCTACATCAGCAGCAACCCAGTCATTAGGTGTAGAAGCCCAAGCCGCTGCAACTGTAGCAAAATCCCTGCCAGAAGCTGCGCTACCAATCTTGAGTGTAGTGATAGTTGCCATTATACATCCTCATAGGTTAACGCAGAACACACATCTGCAAATAAAATTTTATACTGCATCTCAGTCTTTCGGGCCAACTTCTGTTGGAGGTAAGAACGGACCATGCGCAGGGAAAAGGTATGTCATTGAATAAGCTTGACCCGCTGCTCTCTTAACGAGGTAGCTGTCATACTCAGCTTGCAGTTTTGCGATGGCGTCTCCTAAACGAGCATTAGGATAATCCGGCCAATAGTCTCTACGCGCCTTTAAATACTGCATGTACAAGTGCGGGCAACCTGTCTGCTCCTCGGCCCTGTCATCGTACGCAGTTAAAAATCGCTTAAATCTTTGAGGGTATAAATAGGTTGTAGCAGTATTCCTATCTATTGTTGGCGACAAAATCGGTAGGTATTGATCTAACATGGCTTTTTGTGCCACCCAATCAGCAGGAACGTCAGCAACAGTGTACTGAGTGGCAGAAGCCTTCCCTACGATAGCAATGGCATAATACGCATCTCTGCAATCCGTGTCCATAACGTAGTCAATGACAAATCGGTCAAGATTACGAATCATCATGTCTAAGGCGACTCGGCATTTATCACTGCGTTTGCGCATTGCTGCCCACATCCCAACTTGACGCATTAGCGTAAGCGTGTGCACCATATACAGACCTAACGAGCCCCCTGCTGTCTGGTACGTATCACCACTGGGGTTGATGCTGACAGCAGTTCCTAGATTGCGGATAGCTGCTGAAAAAATAGTCTGTTCGTTGTCTATGAAAGCTGGCTTGTAAATCTTATCGTAAAGAAGTTCCAACTCAATCTGGAGACGTGCTTCAATGTCTTCTTTGGAATACCCTAATGGGTGCTCTGTAGCCACTTTCCAAGCCATTACGTGAGCTAACACGCGCCAAGCATGAATGCGCTGGCCGTAATAACCCTTGGGATCGGTTGTGGGGGGTGCACTACCTAAAGCACTCATCCATTGCGTATCGAAATCGTGTTTGGCTGCAATAGCGTGCATTGGACTATTCAACATGAATGCCCACCATCCCGCATTGCAATAACTGTGCAAGGAATCCCGCTGCCATCCAGAGTAATACATATAACCTTCCGGATCGTTGTGGAACGCAGTTCGGCTCTTACCATTAATGATCGCACAAATATCGATAGAAACTTGCGGACCTAGAGGTTTTCCCAAAGTCGCGTAAGCTGTCTCAATGCCGTAGTAGGCACCAACAAATATCCACGAACTCTTAAGCATATCTGCTTTTGGCAAAGATTCAAAAGTTTGGACGTTGCGAATCCAATGGTTAGAGTGGTTAAAGTAAGCCATGCCCCAACCTTCCAACATGTCTCTAATAGGCACATTACCTTCAGGTCTTTTCCAATTAGGATTGGCAGCATAAATTGCCAACACAGATGGGCATGACGCACGATCAAAACGTTGACCGCCTTTGCCTGTAACCCAATCATGCCCGGACAGACTTCCTGCTTGATACTTATAGCCCATTGCGCGATACCAGGGATAGTGGTCTCGATTTGTAAACATGGAAGGATCGCGGGGGCGAGATTCGTAAGCAGTCAGATAAGCATTATCTTTTGCTTGGTCGTTCTTCAATGGGTACGGTGGAAGCACATACCAATGTGCCATACTATCTGCCTGACCGTATCTATACGCAGCTAACGGGTGATAAGCATTGGAGCTAGGGCCACCGTGCGTACCAAATGTAGGGTGATCGTAAGAGTAGGTCTCGACACCGGGGAAATATTTACCAGCCTTGGATGAAAGCCGTGTACGCATATTCTGCCAAGGGAGCATCATGCCACAATTGAAACGTGGAATAGACGGTTCGTCCGTCGTTTGTACTTCAGAAAGCTGTGGCGAATTGATTGGCAATGTCGGCTTGTCGTTAAAAGCTTTCCACTCGTGTGTGAACAGCGGCGTCCTGTTCGCTGCACCATTGTTATAACCAGTCTGCGTGTATAGATTGATTTTAAACGGTTGAGGAATAGTCCTGTCAGCCGTATCGGGATTAGAGCATGGCCCGTATGTGGGCGGCGATGTGGTGTTGTCAATAACAGGCCATTTCGCGCGCACGAACGTGTCCATTGCTGGGTATGTAGACCAACGCCCGTACGGCTTGAATGACAGCAGCATTTGCTCCAACTGCGTTACGCCGTCTTCTGAATTATAGTTTGATGCAATTAGGAGCAAGCCGCCTAACTCAAAGCGACGTGGCGCAGCAGGGCTGGTCCATTTAATTGTGTTATCCACTTGATAAATAGCCACGTCACCAATCTCAGCAGCCATCTCAGCGTCTTGAAACACCCAGTCATCCTGTCGATTTGCTTCTTTAAATGTGGCAATGCCTACGACAACGGGGCTTGCAGGATTAGCCCAATCTACAAGTTCAATAATAGTCGGCGTAGTGGAACGAATCGGAGGTGCTTTAGGCCCTGTGCCAGACGACAAGAGACGTGGTGCTTTAGTGCCTGTTCCAGATGCAAACGCATAACCAGTGTTTGGCAACCCTGTGGGATTTCCGGATAGTACAAAATCACAGCCAGATCCTGTGATGCCGAGCGTACCTTGCACCCAATATCCATTTCCCTCCAAGCGCAAAACAGAAGCCCCCGTAGAAAGATCAGTGGCAGTGTGAATCGTCGTATTAGAAAGCTTACCAAGCCCTGTAATATTACCAGAGGAAATAGTCAAAGGCCCGGACGATTTCATGTTAAGAAATTCTGCACCTGTTGTAGCAGGATCGGGCGCAGCACTGTTTGCATCTCTAAAGCAACGCAATGTGCGAACCGATCCTATCGCGTTTTGCAACTTGTTAGCCCAATCTAGCTTAGTAGTTGCGTTGTCAAGAATTGCCTTAAGATTGGTGCTGTATGTGAGCATTGTTACCCTCGTTTTGTCTATTGTCTGATACGCAGATCATTCGTTAGCAATATCAATGTACACAGTTCGTTCATCTGTGCGAGCAGGTGTTGTGTTTGTCACGATTTTGCAAGCTACCGTAGAGGGCACTCCAGTTGTTCCTCCCGATACAAATATTGTCGCAGTTGTGTTGTCGTGGAATACGTCGGCATTATCTACACCAACCGCTGTAAACGTAACATCCGAGATAATTGCCGCGCCGATGTCCGTGAGCCAATCTGACCAATCGAATGTAATGTCAATTGTGGCATCGGGGTCTTTCAAACCTCTTGGCTTTTTGGAGTCAGTAAGGTTCCACCACTTGCTGCCTGTGAAAACTGGGGCAGTGGATTGAACAAAGATAGTTCTGGCTGCGCTGGGTGTAAAGGAAGGAGGTTTTTGTGCTTCAGTTAAACTTGCGAATAGGCTGCTTGTGGCAGCAAGATTTGCAATCAAATTAACTGAAGTACTTAAACTGGAGGAAACAGCCGACCTTGCGATCAAGCTCGTAGAAAGCTGTGCTTGTTGGGCTGTAAACACTGCCGCCACAGTCGATGAGGCTTGAACTGTAGCTGTTAAATAAATAGTTGTTGTAAGAGCGGCTGCAACGGCAGAAGTTGCCAACATGGCACAAGAAAGGGAAGCATTAATAGTGCTTCCGCTAGTTCCTACCGCATTTGTGCCTACTGCATCAAATGTCGACATACGCTACCCCTTATGCCCAACCAGTACCTTGCGGTGCAGTGAATGTGGAGTACACACTCGCCGACGTGTAGATGCCCATGATCTGGCAGTACAGCGTCCCGGTTACAACGCCGGTCCACGTGAAGATGAGCGTCCAGCTAACTTGATTGTCGCTCGACACGTAGCACGCGATGGTTGTGCCGCTGCGCACGAACTTAACCCAATCGCTGTTTGCAGGGATGCGATTCGACACAGCAGTAGTGGCGGTGCCTTGATAGGCCGAGTAGCCCGTCGTCTTCGCCATCATGTCGTAGGGTACAGATGCATAGTTACCGACTGTGGCGGTGGTTCGGAAACCAACCATTGGCTGCGTCGAAACGTTGCCCAGTTGCATCATGATCATGCCGTCACCAGCCAAGGCCAGCGACGAGACGGCACCGTTGACAGCGGTGGTGTAGTTCGTGTACGTGCTGTTTTCCGCGTACGCGTACGGCGGCGTCGTGGACGTTTCTGTCATGTTGGTCATGCCGGTAAACCGTACAGGCGTATTGCCAGCAGCAGCAACGTTGTTTGTGACAGGCTGTGCAGTGAACGTAGCGGCGGGGTTGTTCGACGGGTCTTTGATTCGCGGGTCCGTTCCAGGGTCCGTGTAGGTCACAAGAATGGTTGTACCATTACTGAACGCCGAGGAGCACGTGACGGACACGATAGTGCCGCTGACTGACGCACTAGAGATCGTCTTGGAGGTTCCAGACTCTGTGATCGTGAAGGCAGAGGACGGCGGGTTGCTTGCGGCAAGTGTCTCGGACATCGTGATCTGCACGACGGTCGGGGTGGCGTTGGCTACTTGAGCACTGACGAAGGTTGGAGGAGTCGTATCCGCAGATGCTACATTATTTGTAACTGTCAAACCTGTGAATGTGATAGCAAGATTACCTACCAAATCGCGGAACCCGTTGGTGGCGGGTTGGGTATAACTAACAGAACGCGCAGCCTCACCATTAACAAATGGTTCACCCAAGCCGAGTACAATACTGCCCGAATTGACTGTCACACTTGTTACAGTGTGCCCACTAACAGTGAACGCAGAAGTCGCTGGTGTGTAAGTCGTATCCAGTGTTTCAGATGCCGTCATTGTTAACGAGGACGGCGAAGCGTTTGCCACGGTTGCACCGCTCAGCGTGGGTGGAGTGTTGTCCACAGCAGCAACACTGTTTGTGATCGAAACACCAGACTGACTGGTCATCATGTTGCCGGAAAAGTCACGAATTCCATTTCCCGGCGCGGTGAATGTAAGAGTCCGAGCGGCTTCACCATTGATAAACGAAGGAGTAACTGTCAAATACAAAACATTTCCGCTACCTGTTGCCGCAGTTACGGTGTGTCCAGAACTGATCGTGTAAGCCGATGCGACAGGTGGGTATGCAGGATCAAATGGTTCAGATAGAGTGGCAGCAATGGTATTTGGCGATGCGTTATAGACAGCCGCCGAGAGAATGGTCGGCGCAGTAGAATCTGTACCACGATAAGTTAAAGCCTTCCCCAACACAGTGCTGAGTCCGCAACCCATAATACGGGCGCCCGTTGTGTTGTAGTGAACCTTATTCGATGGGGAGAACTGGTAGCCAGATACACCCGCAACATATGCACAGCGAGAGACTTCTGCTGCTACTTGTTGGTGCGCCAAGTCGATGGGGCCGTAAGCTGCGGTCGTACCGTCTACATTGGCTACGTACTCGCCAATCATTCCTGCAATCAGAAACCATGAATTTTGTGCGCCTGTCATGCGATTGCGGAAACCTTGAATAAGCGCTTTCAGGGCAGATGCATAACGAATTTGCGAAACCGTATAGGCAGCATCTGATTCTCCCTGCAACCAAATTGTTCCAACAATACGACTGCTAGGATATAACACCTGAGCGGCAGCAAGCGCTGCGTTCGCTTGTAGAATGGCGTTTTCGTACAGGTAGCCAGATGCGACAAGGCCATTGCTCGTACCGTCTCCAGGAGACCACTCAGCCGTCTGTGCAACCAAGTACGTAGCGCCTTTTGCGACTGGAACGAGCAACACCTTACGATTGCCAGGAATCATACCGGCATACGTCTTACCAAACCATGTGGCTGGCCCCATACCTGGGGCGATTGTATAGTGCTTAAGTGGCTCAGTCGCCAGTGCTATTTTCTGGTACGATGAGTCAGTAGGGCAACCACCCCATGCGTAGACACGCGGGTCTGTAACATCAATGGTGGCATCTGGCGACATCTGCCCTTGCATGTTCGATTGGCCTGCGCAGATGATGATATCGAAGCCAGGATCGTTAGGGTTTGCAGCAGAATTCAGAATTGCGGAGGAGTTAACGTTGAATACTGTGAGGGCACCCCCATCAAATGTAACCGCCCGTCCAGCGTTAGAACTGGCGTTAATTTGTGTGCGAGTCAGTGTCGTTGTGCTAGAAATAGCATATAACCCACTCTCCCAGTTGCCTGTAGCATCTTCCACCATGAAAGGAACATTGGTGTCTCCGACTGAGAAATCGCCATCGGAAATAGCTTTGGTGAGGTTGCGACATTTGGCAGCAGCAACACCTGTCGTAATAGTTGCTGCCGATGTTCCTGTAGCAGAGAACTTTACGCGATCCGCGAATTTATTTCCCATTGCCACTCCTTAGTTATCAATTTGGATCGACAGAGATGCAGCACTAAAAATAGGAGCAGCATCACCGCTGTTTACAGTTTTAGGGGTTGTCAACGTGCCGTACACCCATTCGTTACCCCCTGTGGCTGCATCAAACAAGCCAAGGCCAACAACAGAACCCCAGTTAGCCGTGGGGGCAGGGAAAGTGATAACACTGTTATTTGATGTCGTGCCGGACGCGCCAGTCGATGCAACAGTGGTGCCTGCACCTTGCGTACCAGCCCAGTTGGCTAACGACGAAGTGACAGCAACCCGTGCATACGAGCCACCAGACACCTCAACACGCGCAGTACCTGCATCATTATCGGCAGTGGTAAAAAGTCCAACGTAAAAAGTAGCAGGGGCGTTAAGGGGTTGACCACGGAACACCGCGTCAACGATTTTATTTTCAGCGTAGTCTGTCCAAGCAGCCATTTCAATTCCTTTGAGTTATTTGTCTGTTGTGTTATTATTCACGAATGTAAAGTTCGTACATAATGCAGCCGTCAGTGGACAGCGAAGGGTTGTACTGTTTTACAGTGATAATTTTATAAATCTTATCGCCAACTTTAAGAAAGTCTCGATTTGGGGAGAGATGGGGGAGCGGAAGTCCTACATCAGTTTTTTGTGGAGGCTGCACGTACACCTGCTTGTCGCCAGTTTGCACAAGAGTATTCTTCTCTGTACCTACACCCTCTTGTTTACGCACATAGTCAAACACAAGAATGTTGACAGCGTAATCTTGGAATGTGACGACGTTCTCTGATGTAGACGTGTCGTACTCTTCTGCAATAGCCACCGAAATGTAGCCTTGCATTCCGTATCGGGACATCATAGTAGCGACTGTTCGGTCTAGAATGTTCATTACGGACTCGGAATTTCAGGGGGTGCAAGATTAGCTACATCGCCGCTGTACGGATCAAATGGACCAATAGCAATTTGATGTAGGCGTTCGTCCGATGTAGGGCGATTCTGCGCATTCGTGAAGTCTTCTTTGAACTGAAGAATCGGATGCAATTCATCTGCACCAGCAGCGTATGGAAGTGGGCAAACGCCATTAAATGCAGGTTCCTTGATAACAAGCTTCAAGAACTCCATATATTGCGCAAAGGCTTGCTGCCCGTACACTTCGATAATGCCAAGCTTGCTTTGGGTATCAAATGCAAGGCCAGCGAGAATGTATTGACCACACAAAATGGTAGCAGCGCGAAGATTGTTATTAGTGTCAGCGAGGGCACTATCGTAGACTTCATCAGGAAGTCGTGGAAGATCTAAATAATCGCCAAGACGGTAGCGCAGCTTACCGATGTTGGAGTTAAGGTCAATAATAGGCATCTTTTCTCCTAGTAGAATTGACAAAACGCCCTCCGTAGAAGGCGTTTCAGCGATGCTACTGCTTAGTTGCTCGACACAACTTTGATGACCGATGCAGGGCGGGTAGTAAAATAGAGGGGTGCTGCCTCAAGTTCGAACTCTACGAATTCATCTTTCGGGTCGATATATTGACGCACGAAGATTTCTTGACCCGGTTGATTTGCTTCCGACAGTTTATTCGACGGACCAGCATAACCACGGAACAGGTCGCGGACGCCATCAGCGTATGCGATACCAGTGCTGTCAGCGAAAGCCAGTTCGGTGCCGCCCGTAGGCAGGTTGAACGTGAAGTCGTACGACACGAACGTGATGCCACGGTGCGTGAAGTGGTCCATGATGCCCCACTGCTCGTACGTCGTCAGGTCATCACGCAGGGCTTGGTTACCTGCACCATTAGCCATGAAGAACTGATAAGCAGCTTTCATCGAAGCGTGGCTGATAAGCTTGTCAAAGAACGTAGCGTCAACAAGAACCTTAACACCGCCGATTGCACCGCCGTTTTGCACGTTGGTAGCAACTTTCTTTTTCAGTTGGCGGATAACCGAATCAACGTTCGTGGACGAGGTTCCCAGCAGGAAGTCCGACGTATCTTGGCTGATACCAAATTCGCTGTACATGTCAGCCATCGTGGTGCCGTCCGGGGTTTTGAACACACCCTTCAGTGCTTGCAGCTTCATGTACTCTTGGGTTTGGTCCCAAGCGCGGCGCATATCAACCATCTTTTCAGCAGTGGCACGACCATACGTTTCCGAATCGGTCGAACCCGGCACGCGCCAGCCTTGGATGTCTTCGTTGGTGATGCGGTCTTCGTGTTTGAAGTAAGCCAGCTTCAGAGCGAACGTGTCAGCTTTGCGCTCGTGGTTTTCCGTCGATGCTTTGGCACCGCGATTGACTTGCGGCAGCAATGTTACGTTTGCGTAGTCTTTGTCGAAGACGATAGCTGTTTGAGCCGTCGATTTGACCGAGAACAGGTTTTGGCTGTTGATGTAGCCAGCTTGCAGCGGAACTTGCGAAATCGAATCAACGAAATCGGCGTTCTTAAAACTATTGTAATAGTCGCGAATAGTCATGCCCATGTTATAATTCCTTTAGTATTAGACGCCGTTTTGGCTTAGACGCCCGTGCGGACGTGGATGTTTTTAGCACGGAGAGCCGTGTACACAATAGTTTTGTTATTCGAGGAGACAACATCTTTGAACAGCAGACCTGTATCCACAACGCCAGCATGACCGACGCGCAGGACAGTCATCGTGTAATCGCCAGGGGTCAGCGACGGGACATCCAGGCCAGTTTCGATCAGGACAGCGACATCAGCGTTCAGCGTTGCAACATCAGCGTTAGCAACCCATTTGTACTTGCTCGTGCCGTCAAATTGCAGGACAGCGCCGACATCCATCCCAGCAGCCACGGTGACAGTGACAGCACGGCGGCAGACGCCTTTATCCGGCATTTCTTCAAAAGCGAGAACGCCCGAGAGTTTATTGCTACGAGTAGCGAGTTTGGTCATTATTTCGATTCCTTCTTAGCGGTTTTCGTGGGGAGAAATTTGTTAAAATGTTCAACCTTCGGCTCATCGACTTGGGCGTCTGCCTTGGTTTCAACGCCGACTTCTTTAAACAACTCACTATCAGCTTCGGCAGCAGCATTGGTAGCGAAAATTGCGAGGAAGGAGTCAAACTTCTCATCGCTCATATCTTCTGTAGCAGCCAGGAAATCAGCAACCTTTTCGGTGCCCATCTTGGTGACAGCTTTTTCTTGGCGGGCTTTTGCTTTAGCAGCCAGAGCGTCAGCTTTCGCTTGTTCTTCAGCAGCAGCATATGCCGACAGCTTCTCTTCGTACTCAGCTTTCATAGCATCAGCAGCAGCCTTAACCGAAGCCATCTCGGTGGTCAGCGTAGCCAGTTGAGCCAGGACGGCTTCGTGCGCAGCAAGCTCGATAGTTTGAGCCTTGTCTTCTACACTCATCGTTTCTTCCTTTTCTTGTTCAGGCAAATCGCCTGTAGGTTTGACTTCTTGCGAAGCCTCCGGGGTTACAGGCGTTACGCCCAACTTCTTTTTAAGATAATCCAGCATCGTTAATCCTTTAACTGAGCACGTAATCTACAAACTCGGAACGAGTCATAATTTTGTTGACCAAACCGATTGACAGAGCATCTTGTGCAGAGTACACTCGGGCTTGAGTATCTTTGAGGTCTTTAGTGGACAAACCAGTGTACTTAGACACATGAGCACGGAAAGCATCACCAAGCTCTGCAACCCGCGTCTGCATGTCGGAAAGAAAGCCTTCGCGCCAAGAGCCATCGTCTGCGAAAGGAACTTTGTCGCTTCCGTCTGTGACGAATGTACGTTGGATACCTTCGTTCTCAAGCATTTTGCTATCATTGTACAAACAAATCAGAACGCCGATAGAGCCCACATCTGCATACGGGTTAGCAATCACTTCATCGCACACGCAGATTAAGCCGTACATTGCAGAGCAAGCGCTTCCGTCAACATAGCCGACAAGACGAACATTGTTAGCATCACACATAGCACGAAGCTCCTCTGCCGTTTCGAAACAGCCGTAAGCTTCGCCACCACCAGAATCTGCATCCATGATGATAGTTTTAACACCAGCTTCGATAAGGTCGGATGCTTGGTCCAACAGCATCTCGTAGGAGAAACCGCCGCAGAGGCCTTCCCATCCTGTGGAGCGGTATGTGAGAGGGCCACGAATGGTAAGAACCCCGATGTCACCCGCAGCTTGCAGGCTATCTTCGTCGTCTTGTGGTTGTGGCTCTTGCGGCAGATTGAGAAGCCCTGCGTTGCGGGCGTTGAGGTAAGTTTCTACTTCTTGGAAAGCCGTCTTGGAAATCAAGTGCGGCTTGTTTCGAAGGGAGGCGGCAAGCCGCAAAAGTTTGTGTTTATTCATATACCGAGTCCTTTATTTTGTCGCCTCTTTTTAGCTGCCTCAGATGCCCTTGCTCTAGACTCTTCAGACCAAACACGGTTTTTGTTAGCGAGGCGCACTCCTTCTTTCATTTCTTCCGTCCACACCTTGTTCTTGCCGCCTTTTGCTCTAGCCTTTCGGACTTCATCTGTGATGTTGCTGTAGTCGGCTTCAAGTAATGGGTCGCCTTCTGCCCATATAGTTTGCAGCTTATCTACCATTTCGGCTGACCACAGCTTCCATTCGCAGTCTTCTTCAGGAACCCAACCTTCCCTGAACTTTCTAAGCATTGACCCTAGCTTCTTCTTGCCAAGGCCAAACGCTCTTGCAAGCAGGACCGGTCCAATTTCGCCAGAATGTGCTCGGTAACAAATGTAAATTTCTTGCGCAGTAGCCCATACCACAGGATCAGATGATCCATGCTTCCAAGTAGGAACAGCCTTAGCCCTTTCAGATGCTGCCAACTTGTATTCATCACTTTTCTTCATTTTCTTGCGGGTTTCGTCAGAGTGTTTCTTCCCGAGCATAGGTGCCGAACCGCCTGCTGCTAAATTCCACGCTAGATTAGGCTCAGGGCGCAACTTGTTCTCAATCAACAAGCAGTATTCATCACTGCCCTCTACAAGAGTTGTGACAACAAGTGTTTCGCCATATTTTCTAATTGCATTGAATATCGGGTAGTTGGTGCTGTTTTTGGAGTTAGCAGCCGCTCTATGCTCGGCGTAACGCTCTTTAACAGTCTTACTGGTGAAGCCAACGTAGCCTTTAGAACAATCACCAAAATCTTCAGGCAAGTGTACATGGTAAACAAAAGCCATAGTTCTCCTTAAGCAGCGTTTTCGCTGTTGCCAACGCTAGAATCCTTTGGCCCCGGTTTCTTAGCCGTACCTTCTCCAGGGGTGGTCATTCCCTCGCCGGAGTTGCTAGATTCCATAGTGAATTCAAAATCATCCAGATTAGAATCTTCAGGAATTTCCTCAATTCCAGCAGCCCTACGAAGGCGATTAACTGTTGGGACATCTTTGATGAACAACCCCACCGATGCACCACGTTGAGTGAGTTTACCTAACTCGTCTGCGCTCATCTCGGAGATGTCGCCGTAAGTGAACTTCGGCAGCCGTTCTTGGCTCCATGCATTCAGGGCGAAAAGTTGAGGTACTAGGTCACTATTCAGCACGTCGGCAATCTCATTCAGACGGTGGCTCATTGCAAGCGACACAAGATTCGTATTAGAGTCCGCTAGAGAAAACGAACCGATTTGGTCAACTTCTTTAAGAATATCAATACCCAGAGCGGAGTAGACTTCGGTGTGATATCGCTTAATAACGTTATCAATGTTTACGCCGTTGACACCCTTTTTCTCCATGAGACTGATATCAAAAAGATCGTTACCTTTTTCATCGAGCCTGCGTGGGAAAATAATACCCTTATTAGTGCCTGCTTGAATGGTATCTAGCAACTTTTGACATGTCTGATACACCATCTTCATATCGTCAGGCGCATCTGCTGCCATAAATTCAGGTGGCAGCTTAATGAGCGGAAGACCGTTGGACTCTTTAGCAATCCCAAGAAGTTCTTGGTCACGCAACATGTCCATCTGCTTCCAAGCTTTGTACACGTTTTTCAGCACAGAATTGCCAGTAGGGTCGCCCTTTGTTGGGTCTGCCCTAAACAGCATAAATTTTTCACGTTTAATTGGGATAAGGCCGTGTTCGTTAGTCTGGTCCATAAACATGGCGCCATGCTCAAGATTGTAAATAGATTGTTCACAACCGAGCAATTCACGACCATCTTCCGTGAAAGTCCACCGTACAATAGTGTCTTGTCCGCGAGGAGAGAGCTTACGAAGTCCGACAAGGCCATCATTAAATTTGCTGCCATTCTTATACAGGCGACGGCGATACACCTTCTCTTCTACAGCAAATCCATATTGCAGATATGTGATAGTATCTGACAGAAAGGTTGCCCAACTCTCTTCCATGTCGTCCATGCAGGATTGCACGAACTTGGCGCGAGCCTTGTCTTCTTCCGTAGGATTCTCAGGGGGCTCAACTGACCACTTTACGCGGGACAGGAGCATGCGGTAGGTATTGAATGCAGACGCAATAACTGCGTCATTCATCATTTCCCGGACTGTACGGTAGAAATTAGGCCAGTGGAATGCACGCTGCGGGTCATCGATCACTCGTCCCCAAACTGTGCGAGTTCCGACAAAACCCGTTTCACCCAAAGAAATCCGAGGGACAGGCATGCCTTCATCAGCCGCCAGAGCAGCCGTATTATCTTGTGGCTTCTTTTTAGCGGCCATTATTGCTCCTTTTCTTTACTAGCACGAATTGTACCATTGCAACTGATTCTTGTCAACATTGTGCAATCTTATGGGATTATAGAGAGGGAATTGGCGACGGTTGTGTGTTCACCTCTAGTGCGAACGAAGGCATAACTTGCTGCCGCATAAGAAAATTAGCAGCATCGGCCACGGAATCGACTTGGTCATTTTTCTCGTTTCGACCGCCCGTAAAATATTCCATTTCCATCAGAAGATTTTCTACCCATCTGTCACCCTCTTCGTCACGTACAATCTTAACTTTGCCCGCTTCAGCCATTGCAAAGAATGGTTGGGCGCGTTGAAGCTTACCTGAGTGACCACTAACCTTGACAGTCTTAGTAATCAACCCTGCTTCCGAAAGTGTTTGCACAAAGAAGAGGTGGGCAGCGGCACCTCCGGCACCTGGGTCCTTGGGGATAAGAATCGGGATATCTGTACCATCTTTGTACCCTGTCTCCACCACGTCCTTAATAACACCATCTGTAAGTTTCCTATAGCGCCTGATATGCTCAATGTACAGGGTCCCATCGGGTGTACGACTCAAAAGCGCCCCTACCGTGTAATCTGGGTCCCTTGACGAATTGTTATGGCTTGGTTCCTCTGATGCAGCAAAGTCATATGCCCTCACCCTGCCGGTAACTTTGGTTGGAGCCTTATCTACGATTTCAACCCACTCACGTTTGAAATAAGATTCGCCAGCTTCACGTGCTGTCCAAGAACCATGTAAAAAACGCAACTGGTTAACATATGGTTGAGACAGAAGATTGGCTAGGTAGCTGTTGTTACGAGGTGGGAGAAGGTACGGGTTATCCATTACTCCGGTCGGAATAAAGCGGAACGATTTTGGCATGAACAGCTTATCCGCTGGATGCTTTTTAATATCTTCTTCGCTCATTCCACGAGCGTAAACCATTCCCCTTGGTTTGCCGTGCAACTCAAAACATTCCTCCGGGGAATCTGCCCACAGCACTTGATTCTCAATAGTTGCAAACCAGCGAATCCTGTGTTCTGTGCCCGGTACGGGAACGCCGTCTGGTCCAAGGCTAAAGTCAACCCACTTCTTCAGAAAACTGTTGATGTCTGGGTTGCAAGACAAAATCATCTGTGGATAAATTTTACTGTGCGCGGAACGAATACGCGATAGTAGAAACAACACTTGTTTCTCTGTCCATTTATCGCCAGCCTCATCGATAAGAACTCGTGTAAGCTGGGAACCTTGCCAAGAACCCAAATCGTCGTCTGATGCAATCGCGGAAAAAGCGATAGATGCCCCAGACTTAAAATTCCACACCATTGCTTGAGATTTGTACTCGCCAGACCAATCTGGGTATATACCTTTGCTCTCATCGATTAAGCCACCTTGCCTTTTAAGCTCGGGATAAGTCCGGCGAAAGATTGTACAGCGGAAATAAGGGTCATTTACACCGTCAAGATTTTTAATCAAGCATGTTGCCGATTTACCCCCACCAGCACCGCCACCAATAAGAATCACATCAGTGGTCTTATCTTGCAAAATTAATTTCTGTTTTTCACTGGCGGGGCCGTAGACTTTCTTTTGTTTTTTCTCTGTCATACGAGTCCCTAATAGAAACAACAAAAAGCCACACAGCATCCCTGCCGTGCAGCCTCCTTTAGAATTCGGTGTCACAGCGCTACCCTACCCGCCTGTGATCTTCAGGTGCCAGTACGCACCCCTCTCCACTAGTCCGCTTTCGCGGAGTATGCTCGTCGGAGCTAGTCCCTTGAGCAAATTTGTTACGAGTATTAGTGTCAGCCCTCGTCGGCTTTCGCGACCTCGACTTCAGTGTTGCAACCAGCTTCTTCTTTCACCGACTCATCTTTCTTCCCGAAGATTGCATCGAAATTATCGTAATAGTTTTTCCAACCTGTTCCACGAGGGCGCGAACCCTTACCTGCATCGGCATAGAATGTCTTAGTATTGTTATCACTCATATCTTCTCCTTGTGTTCGTGCCGTCTTTCCGGCTGTCATCAATGAAGGGACACTCATTTATTCCCCGGCTGGGAGTGATCCACGCGAGCCATAAGGCTTTCTGCAATAGCTTCTTCAGGCGTGATGTTGTAAATGCCGGGCCAGATGCCCACCGCTCCACTGAATTTGTGGGCCAGCGCTCTTTGTGGCACGGAATTCCACCGTGCTCGTTAGCTTCTCGCAGAAGCCTCGTCAGCCGTAAGGCTAACAGTCTCTAAGGTAGTAGAGACGAGAGCGGAATGTCAGGCTTGAACTGACGACATTCTGATTGGAAATCAGATGCTCTACCAACTGAGCTAATCCCGCATTGTTCTGGCCATAGTGGGCAGAGGCTGCTCATCCTCTCGGAGCCGTGAAGCACACGGTTTTATTGCCCAGCCAAGCTTAGTAAATGCAAGCTTCTGACAAAAACCGGCTCTACAGGCCGGATGTGGGTTGCTTGCGTAGATGGCTAATCCTCAAGGAATCGAACCTTGTCCGTGCGAGGTTTTGGAGACCTGCTGCATACCATATGCTAGGACTAGTTGTAGGGGTGCTCCGTGCTGGGTTACTAGAACTCACGCGAAGTGAGGGATGTTAATACCAGACTCCGAAGACTTCAGGGAGCGTCCTCCCATTTCTATAAAGTGCACTTTCGCGGCAAGAGCCGTCTCTGAAGACCGGATTCGGTTTACTCGTGCGTAGACGTTAAAACACTATTTGCTGGATGTAGGACTCAAACCCACATTGTCTTTATTACAAGTAAAGTGCCTAATCTTTCAGCCAATCCAGCAAGTAATGCTCTAACTTTTAATTTTCAGGACGCCTCAACTGCTACAAAGCTGATGAGGAGGGGCACCTTCACTGTAGAGGAAGCGTCTTGAAAACGGCCTCTTATGGAAGCCGAATGCCAATTCTGAAAGAGCTAAAGGCATGCTCTATAAGCTGTTCCTTCACTAGCATGCAGAAAGCTTCTAGGAGAGGGTCTTGGCTAATTGGTGCACCTGATGTGGTCGTATTGTCAGTGCGTTCAATCTCAACAAAACCAATTATACACACCTTACCGCTTCTTGTCAAATCTTATTAACGCAGGCTCCAAAATATTGACAATAGGGGTATGCCACGGTATAATAGATTTTTAACTTGAAAGGAACGAGCAATGACTGTGCATCTTGAACACATGTCCGATGAGGATATTTTTGAAAAATTTAAATCTACAACACGTCAAAACATGAAGCAATACTATAGAAAGTACGCTGACGACCAGACTATGTTGACTCGGCTGGACGTGGCAAAGGCAAAACTCCACGAATACAACTATATGCGTAAGTACGGGGCCAAGAAAGATATCCGGCAACGTGCAAACACCCTCTGGCAGAGTATGCTGTCTAGGTGCAACGAAGAACGTCAGCTTACACCTGATGGCGTGGCGTATACGGGCGTAACATATTCAGAAAATTTTGGTAATTTTGAGTACTTTATGAACTGGTGCATAGGGCAAGTCGGCTTTACAGATAAAGACAGCAATGGATATTCCTTTGAACTTGATAAGGACATTGTATTGAGAGGAAATAAACAATACAACGAAAACGTTTGTGTCTTTGTTCCAAAAGGGATAAATTTTTTCTTTGTTACTCGTGGTCGTAGAAGTAGTGGATTACCTGTAGGTGTGACGCGAGACAGGCATAGCGGAAAATATATCGCACAGATGAAATGCAAGGAGTTGGGAACTCAATACATAGGAAGTTTCGCAACACCAGAATCTGCAAGAGAAGCTTATAAAAAGTTCAGAAAAGATGCTGCAAATTCCCTTGCTGACAAATGGGAAGGTAAGCTTGACCCTCGCGTGATAATCTCTTTACGCAACTACGTTGAAAATAATGGAGATTAACCTAATTTGCTAACGTCGCCGAGGTCAACAACAGGCGTATCCCTAAATTCCGGGCTAATGTTGTCAAAATCTAACGCTGGAGCATCGTCATCCTCTTGTGCTGTGCTACCAGCACCTACCATACCCCGCAGCTTCACCTCTAGCAGAAGACGCTTCAACTCATCCTCATTGACATCCTTAGCCGAATCCGTGTAGAACTTCAACAGCTTTTCAGCAGCGATCATACGCACACGCTCATCTTCACTATCAAGACCCCTCTCAAGCACTTCGATAGCCTTCTTACTAATCTTCTTAAGATCACGAACAAGTTTGGCAAGCTCATGTGTCTTCTTGAACACAGCTTGCTCTTTAGTTGGTACAAGTTCACCCATGTGAACACCCTCCTTAAAATTCTTAACGAGCAAATCTTAGCATATGAAAGATATCTTGTCAATTTTAGGGGCTTGACAGACAGAATTGTTGGGTGTACTATCCACATCACTTGCCTGTCGCAAGCAACCAAACAGGAGGATAAAATGTTGAACGATGTTAAAGTGTACTTCCACGAAGATGGTAAACTTGTTAAATACAATGTAGATAGGGTGGATTCTTACAGCGAAGCCATCTCGGTAATCCGCACACAAGTTTATGGCGTACCGCTTACGCGCGCAGTGATGGCCCTGGTGAACAAATGAACGACCTCGACCACATCCTGTACGAAGTGGAGCAACAAGAGCGCAACTTTGCTGACTTTGAAGACCTGCGCTTTGCAGAAATCTTCCTAACTGACAAAGAAGCAAAAAGTAAGAAAATTGCGCTGCATGTAGGGCGTACCCGCAACAAATCTAAACAACAATCTTAAGGAGAAACAATGAGCGACATCATCTCAACCGAAGTTAAAGAAGGTGCTACCGAGTACAAAACTATCGTCACCCCTAATTTCTACGAAATCGTAAACGAAGTGGTGAGCCACAAAGGATATGGCTGGGACATCGATCCTGATCGTGAGCCATTCTTCAGCTTCATCATGTATGAAGTGTATCTTATCCGCAACGCTAATACAATTGCTAAAGCTAAGCAACAGCTTGAGTCTGCTGAGAGCGGACGTGACGTGATGACTAAAGAGAAACGTCAAGAAATCATGGCTAAGGCTCGTGCTGCTAAGAAGATTAATAAGGATGTGCAAGATGAAGGTTAAATTTGCGAACGCGGAGGTGGATATTTGGAAGCTGCGCAAAGGTGTAGTACTAGAGTTTGCTTCTGAAATTGTGCATCTGTCCGGCGTAGTAAACCACGATAAAGGTATTGCGATCATGCTTTCATACTGGGACCATGCCGAGAAAATGTGCGAACCTTCCTATGTCACATGGCTTGAACCACATGATTGACAGAAAGAAAGCCTAGTGCTATATTGGAGTGTCTAACATCGCTGTTGGGCATTCCTATTAACATTTTTACAAGAGGATAATTAATGTCCAACAATGCTAAGCGTTTTACACGAAAGCAAAAGACGGGTGAAAAGCCTGTAGTTGAGGTGGTTGCAGGAGAGGTTGTTGTTCCCGTGCAACAAAAGCAACTTACCGTCAAACCTGCTAATCCTCGGCAGAAAACTCTCCTTCAATATCTACAAGAAGGACGCCAAGTGGTGTTCGCCATTGGATCAGCGGGTACTGGCAAATCTTTCCTTGCTGCGTACCACGGCTCTGAACTTCTGCGAGCCAAGAAGATTGACAAGATTTTTCTTGTTCGTGCTAACGTTTCTACAGGTAAGAGTAACGGGGCATTGCCGGGCACTCTGGAAGAAAAACTGCTCCCGTTCTTCAAGCAGACGCTTGAGCATCTTGGCAAGTTTATGGGCAAAGGTTTCCTCGGCTACTGCTTGACGAGCAAGAAAGTGGAGATGCTGAGCGTTGAACACATTCGTGGCATGAGCATCGAGAACGCGCTTGTCATTGTGGAGGAAAGTCAGAATCTTACGAAGGAAGAACTTGAGGCCATTCTTACCCGTATTGGTGATGGATGTCAGCTTGTACTGACGGGCGACCAGAAGCAGAACGACTTGAAGGGTAAGAGCGGGCTGATGGAAACTGTGGACCTTATCGACTACGTTGTTGGAGAGATGCCTGACTACCTGAGTGACGAAGATTTGCAATGCATGGCACAAAACATCGGTGTTGTTACGTTCACACCAGAAGATGTTGTTCGCTCTGGCCTGTGCCGAGCATTCGTCAAGATGTATTACCATAACTAAGGAGCAACACATGGACAAGAAACAAATGGTTCGCTACAACGACGATAGCAACCAGTTCCCCATCAGCTTTGAGCCACATCGCTCTGGCACCTACAACATCTACCTGTTCGGCGCTATCGAATGTCCTACACAATTCATCGGTGCTATTGAAGTGATGCGTATGGCTACTGAGAACGATACGATTGTTATCCACTTGCAGACCTGTGGCGGTTCTATTGACGCTACTGACACGTTCATCCAAGCTATGCGTGAATGCGAAGCACCTATCGTTGTACGGGCATCTGGTGGTGTGCACAGCGCTGGCACGCTGATTCTTCTGGAAGCTGACCACTTTACGCTGTCTGAGAATTTTAGCAGCCTTATCCACAATGGCTCCACTGGTGCAGCAGGTAAGTTCTCCGACTACAAGAGCGAAACAGCTTTCACTGCAAAGTGGTTTGAACGAGGTCTGCGCACAGCATACGAAGGATTTCTTACGGAAGACGAGATTGATGACGTAATTAAGGGTGTGGACATGTGGTTAGATGCTGACGAGTGGATGCGTCGTGCACAAGCTCGTAATGAGTATGCAAAGCGCAAGATGGAAGAAGCTCAGCAACCTTCTAAGAAGCCTCGCACCAAGCGTATCAAGGCCGCGCAAGAACAACCTGTAGAATGATTTTTAGCCTCGCTTTGTGCGGGGCATTTTTATTTGTAGAAAACGCTTGCATTCTTACGATAGGTAAGCTACTATAAAGCGTCAACACAAATTTAGGAGGGAACATGGAAATTAAACTTACGTACTTTAAACAGAGTGGCAAGTACTACACCTCTGGTAAGTACAACACAAACGTACCACCTCACGATGTGGGTACAGATCGTGCTATTGCAAATATGTATGCCATCGCTGATGAGGTGGAGTCTATGCGTTCTGCCAACAAGCTTCCTGGTTTGAATCACGGGGCGAGCTTTTTCATTCTGGTAGACTGTGAAGATGGCTTCCCTTGTCTGCTGCGTCCGGTGGGTGAGCAATGAACTCCACATCCATCAGCCTTCTCAACGGAGGACACTTCGACTACGAAGCACCTGAGCGTAGCCGTTACACCATTGAGGACATTGCTCGTGGGCTGTCCCACACAGCACGCTTCTCAGGGCAAACAGATCGTGTCTACACTGTCGCACAACACAGCTACCTAGTAAGCAAGCTTGTACCGCCTGAACATGCCCTAGAAGGACTTCTGCACGATGGGACAGAGGCGTTCCTGTGCGACGTTCCTAGCCCCCTGAAACGTATGCTCCCAGGCTACATTGAGCTAGAGAGACGTGCAGAAGCTGACATGTGCAAGCGCTTTGGCATGAAGTTTCCCTTCCATCCAAGTATTAAGGAAGCTGACATTCGTGTCTTTCTTGCTGAACGTAGGGACATGCAGCCATGTGTCACAGAAGTTTGTTACAAGGGTTATGAGGCTTATCCTAATAAAATTATTGCATGGGATAGCCACATGAGCTATATTTACTTTATGCGCAGATTTAATGAATTGACAAAATAAGGAGAACTAATGATTGTATTAAGCTTGTTTGATGGTATGTCTTGTGGTCGTATTGCTCTTGAACGTGCAGGTATTGAAGTGACTAAATACTTTTCCAGTGAGATTGATAAGCACGCTATCAAAGTTAGCAAAGCTAATTGGAGTGATGTGATTCATATTGGGGATGTTACTAAGGTGCGTTTTGAGGGTGGTGTGCTGTACACAGAGAATGGTGATTATGCCGTAGGCAACATTGATTTACTGATTGCAGGTAGTCCCTGTCAAGGTTTTTCAATGGCAGGCAAACAACTCGCTTTTGATGATGAACGAAGCATGTTGTATTTTGAGTTTGAGAGAATCAAAGATGAGGTCAATCCTTCTTACTTTTTGCTTGAGAACGTCAAAATGAAACAAGAATACAAGGATGTAATCACTGAACGACTAGGGGTGCTTCCCGTCGCAGTCAACTCAAACCTTGTGTCTGCGCAAAATCGATATCGCATTTATTGGTCAAACTTACCGATTGAGCAGCCTAAAGATAAAGGAATCGTATTAAAGGATGTTCTAGAGACTCTAGTAGACACCAAGTATCTTATCAAAGGTGGTAGGCTGGAATGGTTGAATAAGTTTGGTGATGTCAAGGAGAAAGATGGGTATGTGGCTTTCAATCCAATTAAGGCTAAATGCTTGACGGTTCGGGCCGAACCGTCCTGGAACTGCACCTACATCGTACAATGGCCTCACGGTAGTAACTCTGGCGGGTTTCGAGCACTTGACGGTAAGACACCAGCACTTACCACGTCTGCTTGGGAGCACAACAATTTACTGCTGAAAGAGGGGACGGTAAGGAAGCTAACACCTGTGGAGTGTGAACGCCTACAAACCGTACCAGACAATTACACTGCTCATGTGTCAGATAGCCAACGGTACAAGATGTTGGGAAACGGCTGGACAGTGGATGTTATCGCGCATATCTTTGAAGGTATTAAACAACAATCTGAAAAATTGGTTGCATAAGGAGCTTACAAAATGAAAGATTTTCTGTATTGTGCCGCTGTTACGATTGTTATGCTGCTTGTTGGTATTGGGATTCTGCCGGATATGGTGGATGTATGAATTTCTATGTCATGTGTTTCATCTGCGGGTATATGATTGGGCAGACGTTTATTTATTGGTATTGTTAAGGAGGGTGTATGAAGATTTATGTTGTAATTGTAAAAGATGGCTCAGACACTTGGGCTGCTTGTGATTGGGCACCGTTTACTATTGCGCTTGTAGGAGGGTGATGTGGCAAGGAAGACAACACAAGAAGAAATTGACGAGGCAAATCGACTTCGTGCTGAAGGATTCACTATGGAGGATGTTGCTGAGCGCCTTGGCAGGTCAACACCTTGGGTGTACAAACACACAGACAACACGGGTAAACGAGGTAAGACTGAGCACCTGACTCTGAAGCAGATTACAGTTGAGGAGAATAAGAAGCTGAAAGATGCTAAGAAGAAGCTTAGAGAAGTTACTTGCATTCCAGTTGTTTATGGAGGATATAACACAGTATGACTAACGACATCATACGTTACGAGGTGAATGAACAAGGGGAGCTTCCTCTTTCTTATGGCAGGTATGTGAGGTTCGAGGATTATGAGGATAGGGTGCAGTGGCTTCTAGAGAAAGTTACGCGGCTTGAGACAAGATTGAGGGATTGTTACGATGATTACACTCACGAATACGAATTTTGGGATATGTGATGGAGATTATTAAATATCATCGCAGAGATGGGAATATGGTTGTTGCAGAGGATGGCTTTTGGGTGAAGACTGATGATCATCTTGCCATTGTTGAGAAGCTGAAGGCGGAAATTGAAGAAGCTTACGAACGAGGGTTCTTCAATGGCGCTTGTACAGGATATGGGCAGGGCTGAGTTGTAGCCGTCGCTCGCAGGCTCGCTAGGGGAAGCTCTGGTGGGCTTTATTTTGGTCTGGGTGCACAATGTTGACAAGATGCAATAACAATGCTATAATTCTCCTACTGTAAACGTCGTCTAAGAATAACGAAAGTGAGAGATAATATGGATAAGATTTGTTTTGAGTGTGATGCGCCTGCAACAGAGGAACATCATGTGATTCCAGAGAGTCTAGGCGGTACACGAACAGTGCCGCTGTGCGGGCCTTGTCACAATCGAGTGCATGACGGAAACTGGAAGCGACGGGATAACCACTCTGAGCTTACAAAGGAAGGTCTGCGGAGAGCCAAGGCTCGTGGTGTTAAACTTGGAAATCATACTAATTCAGAGTATGCAAGAAATAAAGGCAGGGAGTCACTTATTGCGAAGTCTGATGCTTTTGCTTTGAAAATATATGAAATTATTTTACCTCTGAAAAATCAAGGTTGGGTTTTGGACAAGATAGCAGAATACCTCAATTCTGAAAATATTGCAACAGCTAGAGGTGGTAAGTGGCACAATAAATCTGTTAGTAATGTATGGATGAGGGCAAAGAGGCTACTTGAAGAAAAAGCTTGACGAGCCCTTTTTATTTGTATATCATACACATATCTAAACGTCTCTGGAGCAAATCGTGACTAAATCTTTCATCGGTGTGTGCCGCGTCTCCACCCGTGAACAGGGCCAGTCTAAGAACGGCCTTGAAAGCCAACGTGCTGAAATAGAACGCTGGGCGAAGCATCATGGGTACAACCTTGTTACGATCATGGATGAGGTGATTTCTGGCAGCACCCCTCTGAAGGATCGCCCTGTGATGTCGGCTGCTCTGCTTCTTGCTAAGAAGATGAAGGCGCAAGTTGTGGTGACGAAGAGTGATCGATGCTCTCGTGACTTCGACATCTCCCGCGAGTTGATGCAGAAGAAAAAGCAGGTTGTGGCAATTGATCTGGGGGAGGATGCAGACAGCTTTGTTGAAATCATCTTCTCTGGCCTTGCTGAGAAAGAGCGCAAGATGATTGGTCAGCGCACTAAGGCAGGCTTGGCTGCTGCTAAGGCTCGTGGTGTTGTGCTGGGTAATCGTACCAATCTTCCTGAAGCCAGAGAAAAAGCGGCTGCTGCCATCAAAGAGAAGGCTGACAGGTTCGCTGCTCGTGTGCGTCCACCTATCGAACGCATGGTTCATTGTGGGATGACTTATGCGGAGATTGCTCAAGAGATGAACGAGCAGCACATTCCTACAGCGCGAGGTGGAGAGTGGAGTGCAACTAGCGTTTGTCGTATCGTTTCTAGATGGAAATAATTTTAAAAATTTACTTTAAGTAACAAAGGTATCGTGTTGTTTTAAAAGAAATATCTGACAAATATCGTGTTGTGTGGGAGGGTGCTTTCGGGCATGCCTCCCTTTTTGCATTTTTGGGATATAAAATTTTCTGTGATGTGGCCCTCTTAAGGACGAAGGGAGGGGGTCAGGTCCAAAAGTATCGCTTAGGCAGGATCACGGTCTAACAGTGCCCAGGGAGGGCCATGATCGCACCCATCTAGGGTGAAAAATATCAATTCCGCCTCATCGACAAATCTATATGCCCGTTTTGATCTGTGTTTTAGGCACCCTGTAGACTACTCCAAGCACCCTCTTTCGCGTCGCACAGACAGGCCTACCAGCGCACGCTTGCCATCCTCTGCCCCTCATACACCTGCACAATCCCCTCTCCATCGCCGCCTAGGCCCCTTCCTAGCCCTCCTATCCCCATTCTGCGCAGCTTCCCTGTCTCACCATCTCTGACCCCCTCTATCGCGCTGTCCTGCTGCTGTCCTGTGCCCTTTCGCCTGGATAGGCGCTGCATATGTGCGTACACACTGTCGAAGACAGGCTTCTCGTAGAGATGACACTGCTACGGATAGCACTTTGGCAACACATAACCCGTTGGTTATGAATAATGTCTGTCACGGAATACCTCTCGTTGATGACAAGGGTTTTCGGATTTTGAGTCAGGGACGAGTTTTCGTCAAACACAGATCACAGTCTATAATCTAGACCTAATAGCACATCGGATAGAATAGACGCCACTCTGTCCGCAATTAACTGTTATGGCACACTATACAGCAACACAAAAGCGCTCGCACAAATGGCAAAAGCCACCTATACGGTGGCCTGTTTAGTGTTGCTTTGCATTCGTCAATCGGCTATATAAGCTGCATATTCCTCATCGTATGGGTACGGTAGATACACAACACCATACACATAAGCACTCTTATTCAGATTGTTGATTGCCCTAATGTACTGCGGGAGTGTTGTCTTAGTCATGCTGTATTCTACAGTCTCTGTACCATCACGTAGATTCAAGCACACAATGCGACGATTAATTGATTGCATCTTCTAACCTCTCTTCTAAGTCTTGCACAATGTCACTATCCACACACTTACAATCAGGACACATACCAATACTCTTAGCGTGCATGCTCCATAGCGTTGCATCACACTCTTTGCATTTGTTGCTTACGTAGACGTAGCTCATTGCACCACCTCAAACAGTTGATTAATTTGTTCGCACGACAACATGTAGCCTTCATTCAGACGGGCAGTCTTAGCTCGCATAATCTTGATACCCTTGTCTTGCATATGCTTAGGATTGGTGACGGTGAAGACATCGCCAACTTTAACCTTGCAAGCACGTCCAGGACCTTCAAGCTTCATGCTGAATTCAACTTTAGCCACCAAGTTAGAGAACTGTTCGAGGATCATTTTTAGCTCCATGTGTTTGTTTGCATCCGATGTAAGAATCGTAGCAAAACCTGACAAGCATTACAAGCACTTTGTTTAGAGTGCTTCCTCTAATTCTTATGTTTCTTATTCGTTAGGCCCTATGGTACAAATAATGAGGCGGCATGTCTCAATCAATCTATCAAAGCTGACTTATCCATTCCATTCTTAGTATTAGCCTTAATGACATGCTGATTAACATGTATTATGGGTTTCATCTCTTCCCCTCGTTGACCACATTGTAGCAGACATCCTCATCCCTGGACTAATTTCTAATTCTATTCTGTAGTGGGATTCCTAAATCATTTATCCTTCCACTTCCCCTTGTCCCTCCAAGCACTCCTCACAACATAGCCTATTGCCACAATAGCAAGAACTCCAACAGGAACAAACACTAGGTATTCGAGGATGTCTTCGTAGGTCATGTTACAACCCCAATTCTTTCAGCAGTGCATCAGCGTCGAAGTCTTCCACACGAGGCTCACTGTACACTTCGCCATCAAGCATAATCACAGCAGTGGCAACGTCAAGAAAATTGTAGTGCTGCGGATGCGCTTTAGCCTGCTCAATGTGACGCTTAAGATTCTTGATTTCAGAGAACGTGGCAAGCGGGCTTGCAGTTGCTTTGAAGAACTCATTACCGCTCTTGTCAGTGATACAGATGTTGTGCCAGTCGTTCATGATGTTCTCCTAGTTGATGTGTTTGCTGCTCCAATAGACACATCATCTCACACTAGAACTTAGCCTGTCAAGCGTTTTAAGCACTATTCCTCTACTTCCCACTCTTGCACATAATACATAAACCTTTCATCTTCTCTTGTCTCGGTAGCTTTCTCAGCGCCCTCTTCCGTTAAGTGGATGCTCACAATACCATCACAGCCTTCGTCCATCAGTTTCCGTACAACGTAAACAGTAGCCATATCACTCCCCTCAAATGTAAACAATCTTCCGTTTCATAACATACAACACATCTTCCCTCTTAATCTCTGGGCTATCCTTTAGCAGCCTCTCTATCGCTTCAAGCTTGCTGCCAGCACACACAATAGCTTTCTCCCATATGTAGCGCTCTAGCCCGATGTTCCATTGCATGTAGTTGACTTCGTACATGGCTGTTGCTCCTCACTGACAAGCGACTTCACATATCTTTCTAGTTTCTCCCAAGCTTCTTTCTCACGATGCTCGTTTTCGTTACTAACATAACCTGTAACACTGTACAGCATCTCATTACGCGATTGAACAGACGCATAGCTAGAAGCCAGTACGAGAATCTGTTTAGCTTGCTCTTGTGTAATCATAGCATTACTCCGTACCTATCAGTTCAAGATTTTGTCTATCTGCAAGATCATGCCTGTATTGATCGAAATCAATCATTACATCATTCTCATCCCTCAACACCCATCTCCCACCCATCTGATTATTGTTCGGTGTACGGGAATGGTATTCTCTTTTCATTATCCATCTGTTTGTTGGTGATGCATATACATCTCCTAGCATAATCATTGGTATTTTCATTCTTCCCTCTCTTCCGGCAACAAACAGAAATGTGTAGGCATGAACAAATGGGGCCAACGAATGAAGTCATCAGGACGCATGAACTCGTCAATATCATTCACCCAAACACACCAAGGATCGCTTGTATAAACGATCTTACCAAGATGCACATCAAACGCCTTCACAACAAACATTTCGTTGCCCTTGACATATTCTCCAAGCTTGTCAATGCTAATCCATTTCATAGCTATTCCTTCACATCAAACTAAGATTGTGCGGATGATATTGCTCAGACTCACCTGTACATAGAGACACAACAACATCAACTCCATTCTTGCTGTTCAGAGCAAATCCTTCCACATGTCCAATCAATCCCTCGTGAGTTTGTACAACTACACCTTTAGCGAATTGTCCAATATTCTCATCAAAGTAAATGTTCATATTTATTTCTCCTCCCCAATCTCAATCATCGGCATTGTATTAGCCTTAGCTTGCCATACAGTAACATTCGTATGCGTATTTAAGGACTCGTCAGACATCACAATGAGCAATCCCTTATGACTCCTCAACAGCATACACTCTAAATCATCCTCATGGAAGCATACACGAGAAAGCACACGATTGACAATAGCTCGTCTCACCCCATTCTTGCCCATAGCCTGTTCCGTGTAGCACCCTCTGTCATAGCCTAGAATGTTGAGGCAATATGTTGTCTTCAGATGTAGGCCTGAGAGGGGATTGGCTTTCTCGTTAGCTTGTGTGGCTTTGACGGAGAGACCCATTAAGGCAAGCATGGAGACACAGGATACGATAAGCTTGATGCCGGAGATCATGATTGTTCCTCAGAGAATGCCCGCTTTGTGAAAGTCGTAAGCAATAGCAAACGGGATAGCAATGAACGTAGCAGCCGTTGCAGTGATGAACACAATCCATGCTGCGGTTTCAAGCTTCTTAAACATGTTGTTCTCCTTGTGTGTTTGTGCATCCAATGAGTCTATTTTAGGACGATTGCACACAGAATGCAAGAAGATTCTTAAAATTTTTATGGTTGATTGCTAGCAAGCTCTTTGATAGCGTCTACAAGCCATGACCAATCACCCTCACCGAATGCAGGGCTAGCCTGCTCCACTAGGTCTGCTGCGGCCTGTGCAACGCTCTTACGGTATTTCTGCACTTCCTCTCTTGTGTATGTTCTAGTTGATGTATCCATACCTAACTACCTCATTTAAAGATGGCTGTAGTGGCCCACACAATACAACACACAAACAGTGCAGGAATTGCCCTAAACAATCTACCCACATCACTGAACGAGCCAAAACCATTAATAGGCCAAAGCACTACCCAAACAAATGCAACAAAAGTAACTAATGTTGGAAACATCCACCAAGTAATATCCAGAGTAATATTCATAACAATGCCCTCCCTTTATATCTGTACGCATCTTGAAACATCTTACTAAGCTTTGCAAGCACTATTTACAAATCATCATTCAAGCCTTTTTCTTCAAGGAATACTTCTACTGCAATCTTGTAGTCTCCGCAATGGTATCCTTCAAGTGTTCCTTCAAAGAAAGCCTCTTTAATCAGTGTGATAGCATCACTCTTAGATACAAGTTCTACTAAATTTGGATGATACCGAACATGCAAGGGGATCGCTTTCTCATCTACATAATAACAATTTAAAGCTTTGTTGTACCACATTATAGTATTCATAACTTTATCTCTGTTTCCGTAAAGAATCCATTAACCTAACAATCTGAGAAAGCCTTTCTATCATTACATGATATAACTCATCTACCGCAATATCTTTTGTTGTGCAGTACATATACATGCCTTCTCCATTGCTTTTTATGGGGAGCCAAAAGTTTAGCAAAGTGGTGTTGTCTACAAAACCGCCTTCAATCTCGGTTAGCGTAATATTGTCTTTGTCAATCAGCCAAATTGTATCATACATGATATTGTCCCTTCTTAGCTTTCTTCTCTGCCAAATTCTTTTGCAAACATGTTAGCACAAGCGAAAGCCGTTAGGCTTGAGTCTTGGCTGTCTTGGATGCGAGGTCTTCCCGCAGACATGACAGCATCCAGTCAATCCACTGTAGCCTGTAGCGCTTCATACTGTTAGCATTACGGGATAGTTCTGGTTGATCCCTCTCCAACCATTGATCAAGATATACATAGTTACCTAATCGCTTGCTGATGTAGTCACGAAGATTGTTTGCTGCTAAGCGGTATTTAGACTCTTCTGTAAGGTAATAAGACCAATAGATTGCAGCACAAATCCCTCTAAACTCCCCACTCTTAATCTTCTTCCTAGCCCTCTGCAATACTTCAATCTTCGCTTCGAGCATTTCGATGCTATCTTTCTTAGCCATGTTAGATTTCCTCCAAAATCATCTCACAAATGTCTTCACACGTTGAAAGCCATGTCATTGCATACTCAGCTTCATGCAAAGACTTGAATTTATAAGCATGACGGTATTCGACCTGCCAACTCCATCCGGCAAAATCTTGTTCGAAATACTTACCGTCACTGTTTTTGATGATATACATAATCAAATCCCCCTCTGTTGAAAACTTAAGAGTTCCGCAAGGAACGAGTAAGACGTTGCGAAGCGGCGTACCTACGTTTAAATGCTTTCCAGCCTTCCCTCTCGAAAGCCTCCTCATACATTCCCTTCTCCGCTTCCTGGCGCTCTTTATTGCTGCCTAGCATGTCATGAATGAGGATGACGAGGGAGAGGGACATTAAGATGATGGATGGGAGCATGTTAGATTTCCTTTAAATGTCAATGACAATATCATAGTCTCGTTGATCTTCTACTTGCATAATTTCCCAAGGTTCAAGCTTACGATCACTTACCCATTGCCCGTCAGGGTGTTTCCACATAAGCCATCCAGCAAATCTGCCAATCATACATGCAGCATATTGTTCTTGTCCCGACTTGGTTTGCAATAGGACGAAACCCTCAGGCATATTCGTATTCGACAAAATGCACTCCTTCATAATTGTTGAAAATCTCCATCAGTGCATCCCATTTGCTGTTGGCACTTACAAATTTTGTGATGGAATACTCACATCCTGCGGCACCTTTAGGTTTGCCCATGAAAGTGATTTTATACGTCATCATATCATTCCCCTTATTCAGCACAACAAACACAAGCCTTCCAGCCCTCCACCCATTGCACAGCGTTATAGCTTCCTCTCATGTATGGACATTGAGACAGCTTGGCATATCCGTAGAGATGGGCGTTGTATCCTACATTGTATGCGAGGGACATGGCAGGCTCCTATAGTTAAATTTCTACAGCATCCAAACACCAGTCTACATTCTTGAGCATATCCCATTTCTTTGTGTACTGTTGCTCATGCTCAATTTGTTTAAGTGCTGTTCCTTTTGCATAGTAACTGTCTGTAGACACTACATCAATGTAAGCAAACACTTTGTTTGTGTAGCGTTCTTGCACAAACACTAAATATTGTTTCTTGTTCATGGTGTTATTAGTATTTCTTAAAGAGGATGATGTAGATAAGATACCCTAAAACCACTGCAAGCACAAGATATGTTAGCACGGTTAATGTGTCGTCGTATGACATGTCACTCACTTCCTGTATTTCCTGTTAAACAAGATGTTTTCTATTGTCTCTTCTGCACTCTTGCCGTATCCGTAGCTGTGTACAACAGTTGAAACATCTTCTATGTCAATAGGTTGTTTTCCTTTTGCTACTAACATAAGGTCTACTTTTGTTAAGAAGTAATCGTAATCTTTAGGGTCCATATTAAGCTTCCAATTCATCAACAAAGAACTTGCACACAAGAGCCAATACAGCAAAACTTACAGGCATTGCCAGTGCTGTTCCAACACCAACAGCTTGCACGAACAGTACTCCAGCAAACAGAGAGACGCCACAACCAATAACACTCACCATACATACGAACATCAGGACAAGTGTAAGTTTTTCTTTGTTGGTCATGTTATGCTCCGTGTTTGTTGATTCGATGTGTGTATCTTACCTAAGCTTTCTAAGTTGTGCAAACATTTTCTTAAGAATTTTATTGTTGCAGAAATGACAAAACCGCCCGTAGGCGGCGAATGTTGCTAGAACGGCGTCCAGTTCTTATCGTACATTGCAAAGTCTTCGTCTAGTTGCTTCCAGAACTCTGGACCGTCTTGCAACTCTTTCAGTTGTGCAACTTCTGTGTTGACGTAAGATTGCCACACTTCATAATCGATTTCTTCCATATTTCCTCTTAAAAGCAAATAACCGCCTCTAGGACGGTTTCTTGTAATTTGTTTGTTTTGCGCTTAAAATGACTCGTTCATGGCACTCATAAAGCTGTCAAAGTCACACTCTTCCACACTGTCCGAAAAAGTGTAATCTTGCACTATGCACTTTTCTACCTCAGGGAAATTTGGTGCGCACTTTTGCGTATAAGTATTTATAGAGTGCATAAAGTGCATACCTTCATCTGTGCCAGTGTCAGAGTTACGTTCTTCAAGCATAAGAACAATATCATTCAACCTGTCACAGTGCGTCTCTACACCCTCAGGGGTAAGGCCACTACCATACAACAGTTTAATGATGGCGTATCTAATGCTCAGATCATAGGATGAATCCAAGTCTAGTTCGCGTCGAAAGTAAGACACTTGCTCACTAAGGCTAATCATAACGTTGTCAACTGACGACATTAGCATGTTAAAACTAATCCTTGCGTTCTCAGGTTGCATCCAATACGGTCTAATAAGTGTGTTTGGTTGCTTCTTAATTGCAGCCTTAAACCGTTTGATTGCTTTTTCTTCCATGTCTTGACTTTCCTTGGTGCCATCTTGTGGATAGATAGATCGAACAAGATACTTGATTTCTGCTACAGTGATTCCAGTAACAGACTGTGCAATCTTAACCGCTTGTTTGATTGCTTCTTTCTCATCCTTGTTCTTCTCAACATCTTTAAGATTCTTCTTACACCAGTCTACACTATACCCTGTAGATTCAGCAATTTGTTGGTATGTCTGGCCTGCGGCCCGTAGTTCAATGGCTTGTTGTTTCTTATCTTGTGGCGTCATAAATTACCTTACATGATTCAATAAGTGTAATTATACACCTTCTTATTAAGCCTGTCAAGTTTGAGTGTATTTATGCACTTTGTTTGGTGCAAGAGCGAAGCGAATACAAGAGACAAGATAAATGCCTCTGTGTGAGGCAATACATTGCATCTGCTAGATGTACCATGCGAGAGACAGCAAACATATCACACCTACGACACACGCAACAGCTAGCATCGTACAAATAATCTTGATCGCATATTTATAGTTATAGGTAGCCTCCGTCATACAGCCTCCAAAATCTTATATCCTACATCTGACGTTTGAATAGCAAGCCTACAGTTGCGAGTGACATATTGTAAAACTTGCTTCACATGCTCTAAATCATCTGTGAACTCACAACTTGTGTATCGACCTCCAAGAGATAAATTTACTAACAATGTTTGCTCGTAACTATTTGTGTACAGCAAAGCGTAGAGTTTCTTCACACTACCAATCCCCATTCCCGATGTTAAGATACTGGTCTAAGGCATAACCCCATCCTGATAACCACATATAGTAATCATCTGTGCCGACCGGGTAGGGATTATCTACAGACTTCTGCTGAGCATTGTAAGCCTCGTAGCCTTCACTAAATGGTGTTGTCATCGTCGTCTACTCTATTCTATCACGCCAATGAATTCCACCGTCTTTAGCACACCTAATAGCCTGTTCTAATTTGCGTATCATTTCTTCAGCATCTGATATGCTCTGCAATCGAATTGAAAATGTACAATCGTCAGATATACAATATTCAATGTATATCATGTCAAGCATGACACTTATTTCAATATCCATGTTTAATCCCCCGTCCTATCCCTCGGCACATCCCCTTGCCAAAACCCTGTATTCTCTAATGGGTCATCCATCCACCGGTCCCATACCTCACACCCATCATACCCAAAATCTAGGCACACAGCGCATCAGCGCAAACGTGATGTTTCTTGCAAAGGGTTTTAAGCTCTGCAATAAAGTTGTCATATTTGGTCGTCATTTGTCGCCTCAATAACCGTTCACGACATATTCTGGCAACCCATCGCACAGCCCCTCACGCTTAAGAATTGGCAACACTTTAGCCGCAATCTCTGCATTCGATAACCCTTTGTGCTTGCTGAAAACGTCTTTCATAAGCTCTTTCTGTCTCTCTTGAAACTTAGAAAGCTTGGTAAGGTAGTCCGCCCATTCTTCCATACCTTGCTTGCCTTGCATAGCTGCTGCAACCATATCAGCGTAGTTAGTCATCTTATCCTCCCTTTCCGGCCTCGCCCTCTGCGCTGCCCGTGTGATGTATAGTAGAACACAAAAGGAAAGCTTGTCAAGCCTTACACCAACTCTATTTAAGATACATCATGATTAAATAACACCGATTGCGGCGAAATCATCATAAGACATCGTTGAAAGCTGTTCAAAAGTCAAATTAGAAATAATCTTGGCATTCTCCCAATGTTCACCGGGCCGCATCGGCCGTGCCAACTGCGTGGCACACAAAATAAACCAATGTGGAAATTCGTTCTTATCATAATTTTCCAAATCTTCTGGAACTTTGATGCTTGCTTCGTTTGCGGCTGCAACTAGCATTTGTGGAAAAATCAACATATATCCTCCTCATGTGTTAACCATGCACCCATTCTATCTAAGCTTTTTAAGCCTGTCAAGCGCCATATCAATCTTATTTTCGTCACGCGTCACACAAAACAAAAAGGCCACACTACCCATTGCTGGAAAGCATGGCCCCGCGCCGCACGTTAGGCAAAGTGTTAGAAAGTGGCGCATGAATAGGGTAGATGGTTTGTGATGGCATGTCAAGTATTGTGTTGTCCTTCCCAATCTTCTGCAATCTTGATGTCAACACGTTTGTTGCACGAAATGCAGGTAGGTATCGTCTTAGAGACTGTCCGCTGCATTTCTGCTAATGCTGATTCACCCCAAGCACCTACCATATCATAGGATATTACGAGTTTGTAAGAGAACCCAATGTCACTTCCACATTTTGGGCAACAATCTTTCATTCCCCACCCCCAAACACATCCTCCTCACTCTTCCGCATCCCCTTCAAGCTAAGCGCTCGATACGTCCTATAATATTTCTTCCACACCATCTTTTCACGCTCCCATTTCTTTCTGCTGTTACGTGGAACTAACACCATAGCATACATGGCTTGTTTGCCGCCATAGTGGCCTTCTCTGGCATTGCGTGATGTCATCTGATGTTCCCTTCCTCGTCAATATTAGCATTAGCAAAAGCTTCCTCGACAAGCATTTGTGCAGCTTCAATGATGCCGATGCCTGTCAGGTAAGACAATCCAGCTTCCGCAATGCACCATTGTTGCAAAGATTCGTCGTCAGTGTCAAGCCATGCATTTACCATTTCAACAGTTGGAAAAGCTCCGGCGCAGAGCAGACACAGCACTTCTATAAAACGTTGCCTTGTTTTATAAGATTTCCAATTCAATTCCACAATAGTTTCTCCTCACATCTTAAAGCGATTGTAGGCGTTCGTCGAGCCCGGACATAGTTCGCAACGTCTTTGTTACGATCGTTGAATGTAGGCCCGTTTGGTGCTTCCTAGGGCTATTATGGATGCCACCCCGGCACATTCAGGCGAACAACAGTGCGGATGCAATCATGTGGCACTGCTACGCTCTCGTGCAACATCGTTACATTGCCAGCATACACAACACCGGCTTGCATATCAAGACATTCGAGAGATGACAAGTTAATGTGTGCGCAATCCCCGCCGTCTTTAGGCTTTCCAACAAACTCACCATTATAAGCTTTTGCTGCCGTTACAGAAGAGGCAAGAATGATCCCTTCTTGTTGTTCGTAGCTTGCCTCTTCCCAGCTTTGCGCCATACTAATATGACTTCTTCCGGGCCATCCTCCGTGTGTCGGTTGAGATTTATGACTCGGCATACCACCGTGTGCGCTAATCCCTCGATGTCCTCCATGTGCAGAAATTCCGGGATTCCAATAACCGTCGATGTGCACGCCAGGACGACGGTGCGGGTTACCAGCTTTAACAACGCTTTGATCGACCATCAAATAGATAGGCCCATCAGTATCAACACCATCAAGCATTGCATCCACAGTGTTTTGCCAATGTTTGATATCTGTCGGTAAACCTTTGTGTTTGTAGAATTCACGCATATAGATGCGTTCACCAATTTGATTTGCAAATTTTACGTTTCCGCGCTGCTGCACTACACTTTTTAACATTTTAATTTCTCCTATCATCCCGCATTAAACGATTAGATAAAGCTTCATTGCACACCTCGAAGAGAAACCACCTTCAAATGACAGCCCTTACGAGGTACATACGAATACTCCTCCTCAAACATTGGCTCATCTTCCCAATAGTTTCCCCATCCGTCCATATGCCTGTACTGAACATCTCCTGTTTCTTTGTGGATACGCATCGAGTAGTCCAAATTGTAATACCACTGATCGGCAAATAAATAATTGAGGATAGCTTTAATGGTTTTCATGATTGCCTCCGTTGTGTTAATGTAGAGCTAGTGTAGGTGCTTAAAAGGCTTGTGTCAAGCTTTATTTGCACGCTCGTTAGCGATGTTCATTTATCAATCTCCGTCAAAATAAACTCAACCTTGTGCACAGACAGTCGCGGCAGATATTGCCATGCATCATCAACCATGTAGTCTGTAGCCTCAGCAATACATGAAAACACTTTAGCGCCTAATACAGAATTTGTGAGGAACATGTGGCCGTGATACTCTGCAATATATTCTTCGGTTTGTTTGTCATACAAAACATAATATGTCATTGCACCTTCTCCCAATTGATAAAATCTGCAGGCTCATCGGAGCACCCTTTCAAGCTTTTCGCAAGAGTAAGAATCAATTCTTCTGTAAATTGCACATCAGCAACCGCTGAATCTAGGTCAACAATAAATTCTTTCAGTTGCTCATGCGAGAGTGTGGATAGATTGTCGATTAGCGGCTCTGTGTCAAGCTCGATTTGTGCGTAAAATGTAGTCATTCTTCATTCTCCCTAATGTATTGCCTTACAGCGGCATCTGCACACATGCGAAGCGCAACTGTTGCAACTCCTTCGTTGCCTTCCACCTTATGTGCAGCACTCCAGATGTTGCATAGTTGCTCGTATGACAAACTACTCTTCGGATATTCCTTTTCTGGCTTGATGCGGTATTCTGCGTCTTCATCCCAAGTTGGGGCACTACTGAGTGTGTGCCAAGAACTAAAAGATTCATTCCAATATTGAATCTCTGCCCCATCGGCCCAGGCGTGGATTAGTGCTGCATGACGGTGTGGTTTCATCATTCCTCCGTAGTTAATTCATCAATCATCTTAAACAATTCATCCCTCGCCCTATCACGTTCCGCTAGAGCCACTTCCAATTGCGATTCTGTCCCTTTCCCTTGATAAAACTGTATCATTGCTGTCACTTCGGAGAAATAGGACATCTTAAGCTTTAGCGTGTGTGCTTGTTGTTTGTTCATTAATCCTCCCCTTCTGGCTTAGTCCAAGAAATGATTAGAAAATGATCCTTCCATAATTCTAGCTTGACAATGTTAGGCTCGGTAGCTTTCAGACGATACAACATTCCCATTTGAGCCGAATCGTTCCCGTAATGTTCATACGGCACAGCATCAGGCGCTTGTGAGCTATACCACCATTTTAGAGTAAGCATGTCATTTCCCCTTCATTCTGACAATCTGCTGAATTATGTCAACAGGAACGTTGTTTTCTAGCAAGCTATTCACAAGCTCTAGCCGCTCGGTGCATTTCGGCCATTTACGAATCCACAACAAAGGTTTGCTATGCTCACTGTACACACGTGCCACCACTGAGCCATCATCGCGCCGAACAGTGACGTTTGCCAACTGTTTCTTGGATGAATTACTGCTAAAAACTTTGTAGATACCGTGTTGTTCTGCCATGATTACATCTCCCGCATTGCTGCTTTGATCGTCGTTACGCTGTATGGTGCGCCGTCCGGTGTATGGGTAATGCCATCAGCTTTCAAGTGCGACAGGACAGCTTTTGCCACATCATCGGCCGTGTATCCTCCACGATGCCGCGCGGCCATTTTGTAATTGCGTGCGAGACGATACAACCCCTCATCGTTATTGATCCACAGAGATACATTCCAGTGGTTCCAATTTTTATGTCCGTTAAACTTTGCCATGATGTTCTCCTTGTTTGTTAGCGCCCTATGCGCCTTCCATGTAGAGCATCTTAGACCAGCACACGAAGCCCGTCAAGCCACCAAAGCACAAATAGTTAGAGTGTCGCCTCTAAATTATCTAGTAAAATTCTTGTTGACATATCATCCGTAAGAGTGATATTCTGTGTCCATCAGTTCAAGAGTGGCTTTGCCGCTAATCCAGAGATTGATTAATCCACCCCTGCGCGATTGGTTTGTGAGCGGGCAAAAAGAAAGCGCCCCGAAGGGCGCATGCTCATACATCAAACTCAACTAACGCAAGGAACCCGCTAGTATCCACTGTAACACCGCTGGGAACGTCGTTTAGCTTGAGGATACCGTCTTTAAAGTGATCCTTGCGAATCCTTGCCAGCATGCCTAGGAACAGGTCAGAGTTGGCGTACGATCCATACTTAGCATGTGTGCGGAAAGCATGCATATCGCAATGAGAACGTTTCAACACTGGCACAGAGATATACTCGTAAGCAAGCGTGTCGTCCATGTTGAACATCTGTTGCGGTTTTGCGCGGAAAGAGATTTTAGCCATGTTATCACCTAATACTTGCACTAACTGTATATCCGTTGCATTTAGTAATATAGACGTTCCAACCGTCAATACTGATGATGTAATCTCGCCAGTGGCCGTCTTCAGTTTCCCAACGTTTATCACTTACAATCGTACCGTAGCGAAGACAGTGTTTTGCGAAAGCTTCGGGCGGTTGGCTGTACATAAACATAGTAGTGCTCATAGTTTCACATCCACATGATAGAAGGTTGATTACGTCCAGCCGCGCGCGCCATTCGGCAGGCTTTATCAAAATGTTCTAGGCAAGCTTCCTTGGCTTTCTTCGCGTCGTCAAAACGTCCGATCTTTACAGGTTTTTGGTCATAGTCGTCTCCGTCATCTTTAATCTTGTGCAGCGATGCAAGGCCGTTTGCGATGTAGTAGCAGTAGATCATTTTGTTACCCCTTCTCGTTTCGTTGAACATGTAGCCATATTAGAGCATGCAATCTGACGTGTCAAGCACTAAAAGCAAAACAAGCAAATTTCTTAGTGTTTTATGCGCCTCTATATAGCATGTCTCTAGGACGCATACATCTAGGATGAACATGTAGCGGTCATACAGCTAAACCCTGGCTATCCGCTGTAGCGATATTCATTATCACGACATTCATTATCACGATAAGCATTAAAAACAAAAGCCCGCACAAAGGCGAGCTAACAAGAATTTCCAAATTGTAAATACCCCCCCCGTTAATCCCAAGCCCTAAGCATTCCTGGCTCGGCAACGAATTTCTCCTCATAATCGTTTTTACAACTTGAAAATAAAATCATCCCTCCATTTTCACCCTCCTAGCCGCCATCCCTTGAAATTCCCAATAGAATGGATCAATCACCATGTGAGTGTTTAGCATCCTAACACGTCCTCTTGATCCGTAATTCTTGAGGACAACATATTCGTCCTCGCAGAATTCTATAATGTCTAGCGGCTTGAAACGTTCCTCTTTATTTGTTGTGCCTAACACTTTCCTCATATTCCCTTCTCCATTTACGGCATGATAAGAAGATAACGAGCAGCTTGTACGAATGTTCGCATTTCAACTGGCAAGTCCCACTTGTCGTCAAACTGGTATCGCAAGTTAAGATGCTCCATCTGTTGAGGCCAATCCTTACCGGCAGATGCTTGGTTGATGTAAGCGTAAAGTTCGTAGCCCTGCACGCTTAGAATTGTAATTTCATCTTTCGATAGTTCGGCCATCCCACTCTCCTGTGATTTTGTTTAGTGTGCACATTGTAGAATGGGAATGGTGTGTTAGTCAAGTGTTTGTTTGCTTTAGATTCGATAGCTCGCGCTCAAGCTTGCGGATACGGGCGGCATACGAAGCGGCGAGCATGCGCAATTCGGCAATCTCGGCATCTTTGAAATAGCCCGTGCCGTGCATCTGCTTCGACGCCTCCGTGTTGTAGTGGTCCGCCATGCGTTCGGGCCAACGCTTCGGCAGGGTGATATCTGCGATATCTTCCCCAATAGGGGAGGAGACAGGAGCGGTTGTATCCACTGACGTGTCTACTGTGCGGCGGGCAAATGCACGTTTTCGTGCGCAGGGCCAGACATTACCCACTTCGTCGAAGCAAATGTCGCAAGTCTTTCTACAGGCTTCCTCGTCAAACGCCGCGCGCTCTGCGTCCATGTTCAGTTCAGTGCTCATTTCTTCTCCTGTTCCGCGTTGGAGGCGATTGCTGCGTCGATGGCGGCGCGCTTGTTTGCCCCTTTGCCGGCGATCCGTCCGCGTGCGTCCAGCAGGTAGAATTCCTGGTCGATGATCTCGAAATGAAAACCGCTGATGTTCAGTAGCAGGTCCAGCCGTGCCGTATCGCGGCTGTCCTTTTCCGCAGATGGGGAAGGAGCGGCGCGGTTAGAATCGATTGCGACGCGCGTATAGTTCAGCAGCGCTGGCATGCCGATAGTGCCCTGAGTAGCCTTTTGCCAGCTATCGGCATTCCATGTGAAATACGAGTTCGCTAACTCGAACACCTGTTCTCCAGATCGCAAATCGAAAGGCACCGCAGAAGCAGTCTGTTTGATATGCCTAACACAGGCATCCCAGCCACCTCCCCAATAGTCGAGCGGCTTCCAGCCAACGTGGCTATCGTTCTTAAATCGCTCGTTGAACGATTCCTCGATTTGCGCCCGCTCATCCGCCAGAGGTGCGCCCGAAGCTTGTCCGGTAAGCGCGGGAGGTTGGGTGGCGATTGCGTTGTTTGCGAAAAGCGGGACCGGCGAATGCTTCACGCCGTGTTTATCCATCACGCTGTCTATGTCGCCATCGCTGAAAAGTGCGGCCTCCCATGCAACGGTTCCTTCCAGTTGCGGAACCAGTTCTGGCGGGCAACTTGTGCGTGCACCTTCAAACGTCAGCAGCTTCGGAACCAGCCATGCATCTGGCTTCTGGCCATCAGCCCCGGCAGCGGCTGTTCCGTCGCTCCCGCTGGCCTTATTATGCTCCAACACAATCTCACACGCAGCATGTCGAGCGTCACGATGGCCTTCTCTGTATGCGTAGTATTCCTGTGTAGTGGCAAAGTGTGACAGAGTTTTCTTTGTAGTGATGTTCATAATATCCATGTTCAGCTTGTCGATGTTCATTTCACTCTCCACCATTCAGAAGATACGAATTGCTCACAGCTTTGAACGAATACTCGGGATTGCTCAGGCTCTTGAACACAACACCTTCTGCAATCTTGTTGTTGATGCTAGGACGTTCAGCGTACGCAAGGAAATCTTGCACAGATTTGAAAGCTGAAAGGTCGTCGTAGTCAATCACAGGAGTATGTTGCAACTCAAGTCGTTTGCAGACGGCATGTCGCACTTCTGCACCAAGATAGCGTTGTTCGTCAATATCAAAGATGTCAAACACACTAAACTCATGGTGCGCGATACCTTCCCAATTGCCATTGATACCACTACCCCACAATTCGCCCTGAATGGCGATGTTTTTACCGTACGCACGAAGCTTTTCTTCTAAGCCAAGTTCAACAGCTTTCTTGATGAAGGCGTTGTCTTTGTTCTCATCATTAATCTTCAGTTCCAGGTTACGAGAGCATACACCAAAGTCACCGTTGTTGTAAAAGACCGTCATGCTGCTGCCGTCAATCTTAAGTGTCACTTCGTACACATCGTCCAAATGCTCTTGCGTGAAACTCTTGAACACGTTCTGGATGCGCTCTTGATCAGTCTTGCGGAGGAACGAAGGGAAGTATCCCTTGGCTTGCCCTGCAAGCTGGGGAGACAGGGGGCGCTCCCATTTTTGGATGTTGAGGGCTGCGCTAACGTCTTGGCCGACTACATCCGTATTGGTGGTGGGCGGAAGCTCGTAGACTACGCTCAGCGGAAGAATCAACCCTTGGCTAAGTTCTCCACGAAGTTTGATCGAACGAAGCCTCTCACCCTTCACACCATTGTATTCGCGAGGCTCTTTACCTTTCGACAGGAATGGGGCAACTTCGTTAGGAATCCACGAATCGATTTCGCAGAAAACCACGGTCTCCCCTGTTTTATATTGCCCTTTTTCAACTACGCATTGCCAGCCACCGATTTTCGCAAGCTCAAGTTTTTCAGCGTTGTTGTGAGGGTGTACCAAATCAATTGTTTGAATAGTCGCCATCTGACGCATTTAAATATCTCCTAGCTTTATCTAAAATATAAGGGTTGTCGTTAAACATACCAAGGCCTTTGTTGCAAGCATTGCACAACAAACCTCTCACCTTGTTTGTCTTATGACAATGATCTACTGCCACAACATCCAGAGGTTGCCCCCGCTTTTTTAACGGCATTCTCATATCTATGCCGCAAATACCGCACTTCCCACACTGCGCAATCCACCAAGCTTCAAATTCTTCCAGTGTAATGCCATATTTCTTTTGGAGTTGCCAGTCTCTTGCGTAATGTGCCCGATCTGTGGAGTTGTTTGCAACCTTACATGCGGCACATCGCGTGTACTCAATACGAGTTACAAAATTTTCACAGTCCAAACACTTCTTTTTAGACACTCTGCGTTTTTCTTTTCTCAAGTTCTTCCTTAAGTTTGTTAAGATGGTCGTATCTTATAGTAAGAATCTTATACTTGTCAAGAACTTTTCGCACAAAAGAAAAAGCCCTCCGAAGAGGGCAAAGTGCTTCACGAGGGAGGGTTGTCTCTGGCGAAACTGTTACATAACACCTTGCAGCAGTTTGGCAAGCTTCAGGGCGAATTCCATCATTTTCTCGTCCACCTCAGCTTGCGACACGCCCGGACCCGGCACAACAGGCTGCATCAACGTGGGCGACTCCGCAGCCACTTGGCCCAACTCGGACAGATAGCGTTTCATTGCTGCCTCGCTGCGCTTGTTCGATTTCTTGTTGTAGGCACGCTTCGTCTTGGCCTTCTCTTCAGCCGAACGAACCACCTTTGCACCTTCCGGGTTGTTTGCTGTCGCAACACCTTTCTGCTCAGGCTTCTTTGTTTCCTTGTCGTGCATCTCCTGCGCAAGCTGTTGCAGCGTTTCCGGTTCGTCCTTCTTTTCCTCATCTTTCTTGACAAGCACAAGGTTGGCATCGTTAAGCTTGCGAGGCAAAGCCTTCGTCTTCGGAAAGCGTTGACGCACAAGGATGTCATGCTCCGGAATGTTGGCATGCTTGGCATACGCACGAGCCACTTGCAGAGCCTGCTCAGGGTTGAGATGTTCCGTGTGCATGTAAAAATCGTAGCCTACTTCCACGTCCTTGCCGTCCATGTAGGCTTTGAGACGACCGTTGCCACTTTCTTTCGACTCCACGTCAAAGATGACAGGGGTGTTCGTCAGGGGATAGATTCGTGCGATAACTTGTTTCATGATGATGTTGCTCCTATATAGTGTTTGCGTGTATTTAGTTAAGTAGTGCTACTTATGAATTTGTCAGCTTCGACAGCTTTGCTTCTTCTTTGGCATCGCTGTGTTGCGCTGTCGATGAAGTGCATCTTATCTAATGGTGTTGTACCTGTCAAGCGTGTTAGGTCAAAAACTACAAATATTTCTTGATGTTTGCTGTCGAGCATGCTAGGAAGTGAAAATTCACAGCCAGCCTGTATGCATAAACAGTGGTAGTGTCAGCAAAGTCCTACGTAAATACTCGGGTATGTGAGAATCGCGTGATAATTTCCTTGTGCTGAGCATGTTCAAGGTCTATATTGAACACAAGACGAGTGTAATTCTTGCGCTATCTATCTTCTGTACGGCGCTTAACGTTACATTGTTAGTGAGTGACCTATCAGAATTGATAGGGTGTGCCCTGTAGGGTGAGAGTAGGATGAACACTAGAGATAGTTTTTGAACCGTGTAACTTACGGGTAGGGCCATCTATCGTCTTTTGAAAAGCAACCGCTATGGATTAGTGGGTAGGGAGAGGTACATTCTGAATTTGCAGCCCTGGAGGTTGCACGGGAGAGATGCGCCTAGAGGGATGTGAAAGGAATACAGAAGGGCGTGTTGCTGGAGGAGAGTTGGAATAAAGTGTAGAAGAGAATTTAGAGGGGATGCCCAAGATACCCCTCGTTGATGACATTATGTGCTGGATTCTAGCTCAGCAGCTAACTTCTCGTTATAAATTGCTGCCAAATTCAGAAATCATTTTTAGCCATCTCCACCATTCGTGTGCCGAAGAACACAACTTTTTCAGCATCGTACAAGCCATCGTCGTAGCCCTTCTTAGCCACACCTAGTGCTCGTGCTGCACAGGAGCGCCAGATGGCTTTGAAAGCGTTCCCTTCAGCATAGTTCATGTTGAGCGCTTCGATGATGTCGTTGCACTCGGCTACGTAAGGAGCGCTGTCAGGGTTAGTGGGTTTACTCACTTCGACTTTATAGTAGCTGACAGACGAGCCTGTGTATTCTTCTGAAGGTTGTTCTTCATCTTGCGTAGCATCCTCTTCCACAACTTCAAAACGGCACTTATGCCAAGAGGCGTTGATGCCCTCCAACACATAATCTTTCTCAAGATACTCGCCGGTGGCAACATAAATTTCACCACGCTTAAGTGCATACTCGGCGCGTTCATCGTCAATACAACGTACGCGAAAAGGGAACTCGGGCTGTTCATCTTGAACTTCCGTGTCATCCACCATCAGCAGCCTTGCACCATGCCCGTGCTCACCGAGCAAGCGATACCAGCCAGGGGACGCCAAAATACATTCTACAGTGAACACTTTACCAACTTCCCCCTTATACCACAGATCATCGTGTGCACTTTTAATCACTTTCACCTTCATAACACCCTCCCATAAAATTTGACAACAAGCTGCATCATACTCTCCTACGACGCCACTGTCAAGCCCGTCCTGCTAAGATTGTTGTGCAGCGTAGCAGGCTTAAAATTGTTGTTGACAAAGCGCTGCGATATGTGAGAGTATGGCTGCACTGAACTAACAAGGAGGGTGTATGAATTTCCCAATTGGAAGTATTTGCACAATAGTGCAGTCAGGAGATGTTCAAGCAAAATTTGTAGGGCTAGAGTGTACAGTTGTTGAAGGGCCAATTCCTCTGGATACACGCTGTGCGAACGGGGATTTGGAAGAATTTCAAGGTTATTTGATAGTTGTTGAGGGCATGGGGGACACCGAATTTGGAGTGAAGCCCCAGTCGCTCAAACTTAAGCGCTACCCAGGACAACTTGACTCTTGGGCAACAGAGAAAGTGAAGCAGCTTTTCACGCCAAATCCAAAACTTGTAGAGGAGATGGTACATGACTAAGAATGAACTGATGGACTACTGCTGGAGCAGAGACTTTGGCTACACAGAAGTTCTTAACATTGCTTGCCGTTCGAACAGTACGGACATTCCTACGAAAGAGGAATACGCCAAGTATTCCCATGAGGCATTCGAAAGCATGCTTAGTTGGCTGGATCAGCAGTATGAGGACAGCCGCACGGAAGAACAGCGCGCGAAGGATGAACTAGGGTTTCCAATGGAGGATCGGGGGCGATGAACTACTGCGGTGATACTGACGAAGACTGCACTGCTAACGAAGTATTTTCCAAGCTCGTCAGCGAAGACGAACTGAATTTGACACAAAAGTTCATTGCACAAGACTACTTCAAATGGGGCTGGGAAGCTGCATTAGAGTGGGTCAAGAAAGTTGAACGTTGAGCACAACAGGGGCTCTTGTCCTAGTGTTACTCTTGTCGCAAGGCGCACAAGCTAGGAGTGCTGACGAACACTGCAAAGCATACACAATAATGCGTGAAGCGGGGTCTGAGAGCAAACGAAGCCGTCGTGCTGTCTTAGATGTCCTCGAAAATCGCATGCGTAAGATGCACAAGAGTTGTAAGGCCACTGTGTCGCAAGCGCATCAGTTTTCTTGGTACAAGCGTGGCATCAAGTTGAAGGTTGACAGAATTCGCTTGCAATCTTATCGAGATGTGGCTACAATGCGCCCTGTGCTGAGAAGCTGTGCAGAATTCTTTCACAGCGGGGAGAAGCCAAGCTGGGCAAGGAAGATGAAGTTGGTGCACAAGGAAGAGAAACTTAAATTTTATTGTTAGGAGGGATGATGAAAGGTATTTACGAGTTCTTTTGGGACTGTGGCCGTATGGGCGAAGTGGGCGGTACGTTCATTGCAGACAGTAATTTGGTTGATAAAGCCATCGGTAAGCAAGTGTATTTTGGCGAGATTCTTGGCAAACACAGTGAAGTATATGGCAAACTTGACGAGAGTGACCTTGTGCTGAAGACACAAGATCAAGGCTTTATTGCCAAGTTCGAAGATATTATGGGTGAAGGTTACAGCACTAGTTACAATCCGCTGGACTATATTGAAACTGACGAAGAGGAGGATGAATGACTCTTGAACAACTGAAAGCAATGCTTGACGCAGAGTGCCTGAACGAATACGGCGAAGGTTGCTATGACATCGAGAACATCGATTTTGACGATGAACACGGCCTGAAAGTAGTTGTATCTGGCGAATGGGTGCAAGATGGTAAGTATCAATACCACGAAGAGATTGTGCAAGATAATGAAGGCAACTACTTCTGCATCAACAACAATCGCTCCGGTAGCTATCACACGGATTGGTATTACGGAGAGCCTAGTGTTTGCCAAGTGAAGCGTGTTGAGAAAGTTGTGACGAAAACACTTGTTAACTGGGAGGCTGTGTGACAAAAATCTTCGGAATCCTCGACACAGAAACTAACGAGTTTGTGTCGTACAACAGCAAGTGTGCGTGGTCCAAAATTGGCAACGCTAAGAATGCTTTTGCGTTACATGGGAATGTCTACGATAAATTTGCAGGTTGTTTTGTGAAACCTTATTTCGATGACCAGACACGTTACGTCATCGTTGACTTGACAGAAACTTACTATCGATTGGAAGGGCTGGAAAAATGAAGACTTACGTAGAGGTGGCTTGCACTATTTACAAAACTGCACTTGTGGAAGTTGAGCATGAACGAGACACAAGTGAAGCAGAAGTTCTTGACATCGCAATGACCGTTGCCAGGGATGAATACTCGGCAGATGACGTTGAAATTGTGGGGATTGACTACACTAAACCGACTAAGAATAATATGGCAAAGTATGATGACTTTTTGGAGGTAAACGAATGAACGACGAAATGATGAAGCGCTTTGACGAGAGAATGCAAGAGAAAAAGGCTAATCAGCCCAAGCTGCACGATTTCACGGCTGAGTTTCGGATTGGGATTAAGGCAAAAGACGAAGAAACGGCACAAGGCACTGTGAAGATTATTGAGCAGATGCTTACGCGGTTTGAGGATATTGGATTTGTGGAGGGGAAGTTGAAATGATTGTCATGATGATATTGTACGCCATTCTTGGATTTGTGTTGACTTGTGCAGGTGTCAGCACGCCTTATCTTGCCGGTGTAGTCGCAGTCGTTGCTTGCATTGACGTGTGGTCACATATCTGTGCTAAGACGGGGAAGATTAAATGACTGACGACGAACGCAACTTTATTATCGAACTTGAGGCTTTGTCTCGCAAGTACAAAGTGCTAGTCGGCGGCTGTGGCTGCTGCGGAAGCCCTTACCTCACCAAAATTTCTGATGAATGTGAGTGGGACGAACGAGAGGGCTACACTTACGAGGATCGTCTAGATTGGCTTGAAATGGACGATTATGATTGGGATGAAATGAAGGGTAAGATTGTTGGGAAGGAAACGAATTGAGCCGAGAAATTAAATACGAAGAAATTGGTGTAGAACTGATCGACTACATGGGTAGCGATCTTCGCGTATCTAACGTAGCAAAAGTCAGCTTCAATAAATGGGATGACGAGTCTGTAGAGATTAACGACAAACAGAAAGGCTTGCTGTCATATCTTGCAACTGGCTTGCCAAGCAGCGAGCGGGATGATTGGGAGAAGCGTGCTAAGGCAAGCACTCATTTCACCCCATACGGACATTGCTTTCTTACGCTGCGTTGCTCTGCCCCGATCTTCCTCGCACGCCAACTTGTAAAGCATCAGATTGGTCTGTGTTGGAATGAGGAGAGCCGTCGTTACATCACTGAAGATGTTGCACTGTGGTTGCCAGAAGCGGTGCACAAGAAACCTGAGAATGCTAAACAGGGCGCGAGTGCTGACGTTCACGAGGATGCGATTTTTTCTTACATCGGCTACTATGGAGAGGTTTATGAAGAACCTATGGACATGATTCGCAAGCAGGCAGAGAGTGCTGTGGAAACGTACTACAGACTGATCGAAGGTGGTGTGGCGGGTGAAGAGGCTCGCATGGTTCTCCCATTAAACGCTGTAACACACTGGATTTGGAGCGGAAGCTTGATGGCATTTATGCGTGTTGTGAAGCAGCGCGTGGACAGTCATGCGCAAGGGGCAGCACAAGAGTTTGGACACAAGCTGCTCGCCATCCTCGAAGATAAGTTCCCTGAGAGCGTTAAAGCGTTTGAACTCTCTGCTTGACTCAACATTAGTTCTCGTGTAATATGGCCTCACGCTCACCACTGCTGATCCCAGCAGAACTTTCGAGCGTAACTTCAATAACAAAGGATATAACCATGAAGAAAATTATCGCTTTCACTGCAATGTTCTTTGCCGCTTCGGCAGCGTTCTCGCAAAGCCTGCCTGTGTCGGCGTCTTACGATGGCCGTGTGTCGTCGCCTAGTGTATCTGCTACGGCCACTGCACAGGATGTCAGCGCACCGTACATTGGTGCTATGGATTGCTGCACAGTGTCCAATCCTGTCTCGGCTCCGCAGATGACTGCACAAGACGACAGCAGCAATTCGCTTGCAATGGCGGGCTTGGGCTTTGGCCTGTTTGGTCTAGTTGGCCTGACGAAGTTTGCTCGTCGGAAGAAGCAGAAGTAATTTGTAGAGAGGAGGGCTTCGGCCCTCTGTTAATTTAACTAAGGAGGGAATATGAAAAAGCTTATCGCAATCTCAGCAGTGGCTGTCGCTCTGACGGGCTGCACTTCCAAAACCGAGTACGGTGAATGTATCGGCGTCCTACAAGACAAGAAGCCTGATTTGGAATACAAACTGTCGGGGTGGAACACGTTTCTTGCAGTGGTGTTCGGCGAGACAATTGTAGTGCCAATCATGGTTGTCGCTAACGAGCATTCCTGCCCGGTGTCAAAGAAATAATCATTAAGGAGGTTGTATGATTGCTGTTGCTATTATTGTAGGGCTTGTGGTATTTGTGTGGGCTGTCATTGCAGCCGTCCGTATTGAAATGGTCTATAAGTACCTTGATCGCAGGATTGATGAAGTTTATGCATCCCCAAATTGGTATAAATATGACATCGATATTTCTGGCACTTACAACAAGGCCTTTTGGGATTATCGCAAGTGGAAATACGAAGATTTCTTCCCGGAGGCTGTAGAATGAAAAAGGTCAAACAAGGTCACACAAAATTTAAGGTTGTAGTGTATGATCCTGGTAAAATTGAAGGTTATGATGATCGTCATGTTGCATGCGTATATACTTGTGCCGTAACAAAAGTTCATGGACATTCAATCTACTATTCGACTGAAAGCGGCCCGTACATCGCACACGTACTATTCTGGCACAACAAGCTGTTCAGCACTCGTCGTAAGGCTTTGCGATACGCACGACAGCAAATCGATAAAATCGACAGGGAGAACGGATACAAATGAAACAAGTCTTTGAAGATTTGATCTTGTACCTAAAGCTGCAAAGCGGGAATTTCCACTACGAAGCAGAAAATGGCTCTGACGAGTTTGATCTAAGTGCGCTTTGGAGTGAGATTAGAGCGTTCAGCGCAGAATTTGAGAGGCAGATACAATGAGCATCCTAGACCAAATCGAAACACAATGGCTTTCCTACATTGGGGAGACGGGACGCTCTGCAAAATATTTATTCCTTGGCTACAAGGAAATTGCGGAGTTGGATAAGGAGCTTGGCATGATTACGTTTCGGCACAAGGATATGGACGTTATTCGTGTTGACCGTGAGAGTCATGTTTCTTGTGGGAATAAATATCGGGAGGATGTATGAACAAGTATAAGATTCATATTGAAGATGGCTATATCACTGTGACGCTGCTTAAGGAGGAAGCTGTTCAGGCATTCTACTTTGATGCCGGGGCTGATGACATTGGCACTGCGCAGGAGTTGTATGATTTGCTTTTGAGCACAGGTGCAGATGTGGATGAGTGGGAGGGTCGATGAATCTGATTGACATGTACGTTGTGGAAGTGATTGGCGAGCCTTACGAGGCTTATGGTCGGTGGCTGGTCAAAGTAAAGGCTGACGGATGGGGGCATGTCTCGGAAAGTACTGTGATGTGCAGAACTCTGGAAGAGGCTGAGAATGTTAAGCCTGGGTTTGTTTATCAGGCATAGGAGGGTTGATGGGTTACGAGCGAAAGGGTAAGGACTACAAAGATATGACTGAATTCGTACCAAAAGAGAAAGTGCAAGACGTGCTTGAGTATCCGTTCGTGGATATTCCGGCACGAGGGATTCGTAAGGAAACTTGCGAAAAATTTGGCGTACGGGCTGCGTTGTCACAAAAGGACGGCAAGACTGTAGAGGCAGTGTACTTCCCTTCGTACAACCAAAAAGGCAAGCTAACAGGCTTCAAGAAACAAGACCTCACAAAAGATAAGAGCGAAACTTTTCACTGGACTACGGTAGGTAGCGTCAACATTGGTAACAAAATGTTTGGTCAAGATGTCGCGGAGAAAGTTCAGCGAAAGCGCAATAATCTTATCGCAACAGAGGGCGAATGGGACGCAATGAGCGTTTATCAAGCTTGTGTGGATGATGTCAAGGGAACAAAGTTTGCTGGGATGGAACCCTTTGCTGTAAGTATTCCGCTAGGCACTGCTAATGCGGTAGAGTCGTTCCTTCACAATAATGACTTTGTACACAGCTTTGAGGGCTGCACCTTCTTTTTTGATGACGACTATTGCACGCCAGCGGAGAAGAAGAAAAACATTATGAAGGGACATGAAGCACGAGAGGCTGTTGCCAACGCTCTTGTGGGTTCGTCCCTTGCAATGTTTGTACTCACACCGGGCGACGGGCACAAGGATGCATCCGACATGATGCAGGCTGGACTGTCGAAAGAGTTGGCAAAGCTTGTCTCATTTGGTAAGCGTGTCTATAGCGCCGAGAAGATTGTTAAGGCTTCTGACATCAGTTTTGACGAGCTTATCGAAGCACGAGAAGAGGGCATCTACATCGATTGCTTCCCTGGCCTGATGAAGAAGATTCATGGCTTCCGAAAGCGTGAGCTTGTTCTTGTTACGTCACCCTCCGGTGTGGGCAAATCGACTGTGACAAGCATCATCGGCAGCGGCTTGCAGAAAGCTGGTGAACGTGTCGGTATGATCTACCTTGAAGAGAACAACAAAGAAACTCTTCAGCGCATGGTTGCGGCGGAACTGAAGGTTAACTACAACAAGTTTAAGAACAATCCGCTTAGCTGCGCAAGTCGTGAAGATATCCAAGCAGCTTATGATAAAATTGTTGAGAACGATAGTGTTGTTATGCTAGGTCACTTTGGCTCGCTGCCTATTACGGAGCTTATGGCTAAGATTAAGCATATGCACCTTGTAGAGAAGTGTGGATATATCATTCTTGACCACCTTAGCGTTGTTATCAGCGGCTCTGACATTGCCAACGAGCGCAAGGAGCTTGACATGGTGATGACCGAGCTTGCTGCGTTCTGTGCTGCAAATGATGTTGGCATTCTTGCTGTGTCGCACATCAACCGCACTGCCGCTCAAGACTTCAAACCCCCAAAGGGTGAGGAAGATCAACCATTTTGGGTGAAGGTGACTAAGGAAATGATGAGAGGTAGTGCGGCCCTTGAGCAGCTTAGCTGGATTATCATTGGCCTGGAGCCTCAGATTATGCCAGATCGTAGCCGTGGAAATGTTCGCACTACAGTGCTCAAGAATCGCCCATGGAGCTATCTTGGCGTCGCTGATGAGTTTTCGATTGATGAGGATACATGGGAAGTGTTGCTGGCAGATCAAGTTGTGCCGCAATTCTAATTGACACAGGCGTAAATTTGCTCTACAATACGCCTAACATTCTTAAGGAGGGTACATGAATAATATGAAGATTCGCATCGAGTCGCCAACACATTGCCACTATATGCAAGATGCCTTATTCTCAGCGGGCTATAGCTGGAGTACCACAGGCCCGAAAGAACGTCTCGAGGCCTGTGGGAACGAAGCAGCATGGATTTTTGCATATGATGATGGTCGTTTAACTTGGGATCACGGAGCGGAGTACGGAGAGGACCATCCAAACGATGAGTATATTTGGACGCCACAAAAGTGCTTTGTGAAACGTTCCGAGTATTACAAGCAGCCTGAGACGAGGGCTGACAAGATGGAGCAAGGTATTCTTAACAAGTATCTTCCTCATGGCAATTACTCTCAGGTATTGTTCACTACAGAAGGTGCTGTTGAACGAAAGTTTAACATTGGACAATTGACGTACGACATACAGTTAATCTCCAAAGAAGAACATCAACGTCTTCGTAAGATGGACATTCTTCGTGCAATGTTGAAGAAGCTTGAGCAGAAGGAAGATGTGCCGGACGAGTGGCATGAGGAGTTGAATCAGTTGATGTGGGAACGGCAGAATAGTAAGCAATTTATTAAGGAGAAGAACTGATGAGTGGTTATCAAGAAGCTATGGAAGCAGCAGGTGCTAAGGTGCTGGCGTTTGAAAGCTTTGGTAGTTATCAAGGCGAGTGGTTTGCAAAAGTTGATTACAATGGCGACGTTGGTTGGATTACTGGATCGTTTGGCTCTTGCTCCTACTGCGATGCGTTTGAGGGCGAGTTCGGTTGGAGCGATTACGAACATCCGGATTATCAAGAGCGTCTAGCAGATTTCGGACGTACGTATCTTGACACAATTCTACAACAAGAAAAACAAGAAGAGCTATTGCAGTCAGCATTGGATGGGCGAGACGGCCACTGGTATTACGAAGACTATCAGGCAACTTTGGAATTTGTGAAAGGTAATCGATAATGAAAGCAGCATTGATTCAAGTTCAACTGGGCCTGAACGCCCAAGTGTTGCGAGGGCTTTATGAGGAGATTGCGAATCTGCGTAAGGCGAGGAAGCATTTTAATGAAGAAGCTGACAAGTTTGTTAAAGAGTCACTTGACCACGCTGCAAATGAAGACTTTACAAGGGCAGGAGATGTAAACCATTTGGCAGTGCAGCACAAGGAACAAGCCGCCGTCTACACGCCGTATATCAAGAAATTTGCCAAGCGTATTAAAGCGATTGAGGCTGTGCAGAAGGCTCTGAAGCAAGACTTGAAGACGGAGCAAGCGGTGGAAGCATGGCAGAATGAAGAGAGCTACGAATGGGACTTTAGCAAATCTTTGGGAGAGCAGTCTTACACCACCATGCACGGGTATATGGATAGCAATGGTAATATTGTGTGGGTGGAGTGATGCATTTCTTCATGTTCAGCAGTGGCGAGTATAGCGACTACTGTGTTGGCGGAATGTACATGTGCGATCATATTGTAACTGAAGAGGAGTGGCAGCAGTTTGCTAAGGATAAGCACGAGCAGATTCAAGAAGCTCGTATTAGTAGTCTCGATAAATACCGAGCACGTACTGGATTGAACACGTCAGAGTGGTACAAAAGCGACGAGTACAAGGAATATTGCAAGTATGCGGAGGAGAATAGCCCTGAAGATTTGTTCGTCAAGGCACACAACATGAAGCGTGTAGAGTACACAGAACTGTGGGAGTATTGATGTGGCTACAGTAAACATTACCGCATGGGACATCGCAGAAAAACTCGGCCTTGTATTTGTTGGCGAAATTTGGGACGACGATCTGTGTCATGCTGTGTTCAAGTACAATTTTCACGGCAAGGAGATTGTGGATGATCTGTGGTATGAGACTACAGAGGATGCTAAGAACTCTGTTGCGGAAGAGTTGCTGAGGGATATTGGGAAGTATTTGGCTGGGATTATTGATTAGGGGGATGTGTGGGGATTTTTGCGGCAGATATTGAAACGACTGGGTTGTTGGAACAGATGCAGAAGCAGGCCAACCCAAAGCTGCACAACTTCTGCGCGATTGACATTGATACGCCCCACACTATTCTTTTTGAGGGGCATCAGCGAAAAGACTTGCAAGAGTTTCTGAATGCAGGGCACACGCTTGTTATGCATAATGGCAAGCTGTTCGACATGGAAGCACTCAAGCTTTTTGGCTATGATGTGTCCCGTGTGAATCTTATCGACTCACTTGCGCTTAGCTGGTATCTTGAGCCTAATCGCATGAAGCATGGCTTGGCGGAATACGGGGAAGAGTTTGGCGTACCGAAGCCTGAGATTGAAGATTGGGAGAATCAGACGCAGGAAGAGTATAACCATCGTGTAACTGAAGACTGCAAGATTCAAAAGAAGCTGTGGCAGCGTCAAGTGGCGAAGCTGAATGTGTTGTATGGCAAAGAGCCTGATGCACACAAGAAAATTATTGCCTACCTGATGCAGAAGATGGAGGAGTTTCGCCAACAGCAGGAAAACCGCTGGACGCTGGATGTAGAGGCTGCGGAGAAGCTTCAGGCAGAGCTTGAGAAGGCTATTGAGGAGAAGACTGAGGCGTTGCGTCAAGTAATGCCGAAGGTGCCAGAGTATGTTGTGCGAAAGCGGCCTGCGCAGCCATACAAAAAGAATGGTGAACTTTCTGAGGCTGGCAAACGTTGGATGGAAATTACGAATGCTGCTGGATTTGATTTATCGCACACCGAAGATATCAAGGTTGTGAAGGACTGGAAAATTGGCAACCCTGCATCACATTCCCAGATTAAAGCGTGGCTGGATAGCTTGGGATGGGAGCCCATCACCTTCAAGTTCATTCGTGGTGAAAATGGTGAGCCGGATCGCAACATCCCTCAGATCAACCTGAAGGGCGGCGAGATTTGCCAATCTGTGAAGGATTTGATTCCGAAGTGTGCAGGTATTGAACACATTGCAGGTTTGGGTATTCTCAATCACAGGCTTGGTGTTGTGAAGGGGTTCTTGCGGGATCACATTGATGGCGAGCTAACAGCGCGTATGCAAGGCTTTACCAATACGCTCAGGGTGCAACATCGCGAAATCGTGAATCTGCCGAGTTTGCGCGTCAAGTATGGTGAGGAACTTCGAGGTTTGCTGATGGCACGCCCTGGGATGAAGCTGCTTGGCTCGGACGAATCGTCGTTAGAGGACCGCCTCAAACACCATTTCCAATGGAAGCTTGACCCGGAGTATGTCAAATCTCAGATGACTAAAGGTTTTGATCCGCACAACACAATTGCTGTGATTGCAGGATTGATGACCCAAGCTGATGCAGACTGGTATTCGCAATACAAAGCGCTTCCAAAGAACGAGCACACGGAAGGGGGTGATAAGAAGTTTGAGAAGATTGATGCTGTTCGTGCTGTTGGCAAAAGTACTAACTACGCGTGTCAGTACGGGGCAGGGGCTGCAACAATTGCTCGCACTGCGAAAGTTAGCATGGCGGTTGCTAAGAAGTTGCACGCCGCGTACCACAAGATGAACTGGTCAATTGCTAAGATCGCTAGTATGATGGTTGTTAAGAAGACTGATTTTGGCGACTGGCAGCTTAACCCCATCAACAAGATGTGGTATTCCCTGCGCTCTGACAAGGATAGGTTCTCTACGCTGATTCAAGGTACTGGCGCCTACACGTTGGACTTGTGGCTTTACCACTGCGAGCGGCTTGCCAAGCAACGTGGTTTGCATTGGAAACTGTTGGGGCAAATGCACGACGAACTGATCGCCGAAGTGCCAGAGGGTGAAGAGGAAGTTTACCGCACGCTTGTTGCAGATGCTATGGGCAAGGTAAACGATCAACTGAAGCTTAACAGGGAGCTTGCATGCGATATTAATTTTGGAGATAGGTATAGTGACATCCACTAAGAATTTTAACAGAGACTTAGAAGGTCTTGATGAATTGTTTTACTACGACTCTTCCAGCCCAACAGGGTTGAGAAGGAAAACAGATTGGCGATCTGGTAGAAAGCTTGCCACAGTTAGGGCCAAAGTGGGTGACCCAACAGGCAGTGCTGGAAAAGATTATTATGCTGTCTACGACGGCTCAAAACTTATTCTGGCACATGTTGTTATTTGGATTTTAGAAATGGGTCCGATACCTGATGGGTACGTTGTAGACCACATTGATGGTGATGGCTTTAATAACAACATCTCAAATCTGAGGTGCATTAAAGAAAGGCTAAACGCCCAAAACATGAGAAAAATGTCTTCAAATTCTTCTGGTGTTTGTGGGGTGCACTACCGGGACGGGGAAGGTGAATATCCAAGATGGCTGGCGCAGTGCTACAACCTTGAAAACAAGAGGTTGAGCAAGTCTTTTAGTGTAAAAAAGTATGGCTACGACGAAGCTTTCCGCCTAGCATGCGAATATCGTGCTAAAATGATTGAAGAACTTAACGCACAAGGTGCAGGATACACTGAACGACATGGTACGTAACAAATGAAATCCAAATATTATTTCGAAGGCCGTGCAGCCTACTCTCGCGGCATCACCACCAACCCTTACACGAACGGAGATGACGAACGTGCAGCAGAACACTGGCAAGACGGCTTCGACGCCTGCGAACAAGAGTTTTTCGACAACGAATACGTCACCAACGTTCGGAGCAGGAATGTACAGTGGTCGTATGAATGAGCGGGATGTGGCTTGGAATGGGCATACTTGGCAAAAAGTACCAAACAAATATTTTGAGGACTAATGATGGACGACAGACGCTACAACGGGAAGTACGACGCTCTGAGAATTATCGACGAAACTCTTCCACCACAATCTGCTGCCAAGTTTCACCACGGAAGTCGTAAACCGTATGACTACGAGCAACCTGTATTGGACGTAGCAAAAGCTGCTATGGCAGAAGTTGGCGGGTTTAGGAATGTCACACAGGAGAAGATTATGAAAGCAACTTATATCAACCTGCCATACTGGCCTTTCGATGTCGAAGAAGGGTTGATGCGACGAATTCAAGAAGTCAATTCTTGGTTTGGTCGTTGGCTACCTTCAAAACCACTATTCCGTGTAGCTTTGACGAATGATCAATGGCCAGATTTGACGACTAAGAATGAAGCCCGTGCAATGTTCACTTTCTTTGTCAGAAATGATGACGAAGTGCACCCTACATTACCGCCTGACGGTGGCGAGTACGAGCAGTGGATTCAGATTGCTAACGTGCTGTTCTTTGTGGAGAAGTAGAATGATCCCTCAAACAGAAAAATTAGAATACGCCGGAAAGAAGTACGAACTGCGTTCAGATTGTTTTGGATGCGATTTGTACAGCATTTCCGACGATGGCACAGCAACAGCTATGCACTATCCTGCAAACTGGATTAGCATCGAAGATTTCTTGAAACTTAAACACCTGAACGAAAATGGTATCTCGCCATAAACCTACACGAGAGCAACGAGCAGCCACACATGCTGCAACTGACGCAGACTATACTATCTTAGCACAACACGTTGTCTCAGCAGTTATTGCAAAGTGCCGAGATATCGTAATCCGCTTCCCTTATTTTGTGGCGCTTCCTGATGATTGGCCTCGCGGGATTCTTGTGAAGCGTGACGAATCCTATAATTACTACCGTGTTAAGGTCTTCAAGGCAGCGGATTGGATGTTTAAGCATGGGTATCTACAACAGGATGCCAAGGGGCTTGTCAAGAGCATGCGCAGCGTCGTTAACATGACAGGCGAAGCCGACAGACTTCTTACAACACCTGAGCAAGAATTCTTAAAAGGCAGTAAGATTTCTGTTGACAACGACGAAGCGAATCTGTATAATTCTACATCTGAAACTACGGAGGAATGATGACGAAACAAGAAATTGTACGGGAATTGTACCTTATGCGAGACAACAAGGACCGGCTTCTGTACGCATTGCACCAGCAAGAAGCTGAGATTACTAAGTATGAAGAGATGCTAAAAAAGATGAAACAACTGGAGGCAGAGTGAATGAATTATCGTATCGCCTAATGCTTGTAAAAATCGGCTTTCTGCTACTATGGGAGAATATTCTTGACCTATTCCGACAAGCCTAATTTCTATGTGCGACGTATCAATCTTCGTGGCCTTGAGCTTGACGTAGAGTTTCGATTCTATCAAGGCATCCCTGCCACGAACGATGAGCCAGAGTCGCCTGAAGAGTTAATGATTGAAGCTGTGTTTCTTGATGAGCATGACATAATCCACCTCATCGGGAACAAAACCTTCTTAGAGATTGAGAAGGAAATTTATAAATTGTTTGATGATAAAGGAGATGTATGAAATTATTTGGTAAATTTGTCCTGGGCCTGATTGCAACAGGTTTCCATGCGTTCGTAATTACGATGCTTTGGAGTTGGTTCGCTGTCGCAACATTTGGCTTGCCTGCTCTGTCCATTGTAGCTGTATTTGGATTTGAACTGTTGGTTAATACGTTTATGTTCAATCCTTACAAAACTGAAGTGCAAAAGAAAGAAGGCACGCAAGCGTCTCTCGAAATTATCGGCGTGTCTGCATTGACGCTCCTGTCTGGCTTCCTGCTGCACCTGATGATGTGAGGACACATGTTCATTTTCTATATCGTAAGCTGTGTATTAGCCCTTCTGTTTGTGCTGAGCAATCTTCACTTTGCTGATAACAAGCTAAATTGGAAGCAGACTATTTGTTGTGTTGTAGCTAGTCTGACTCCTGTTGTAAACACTGTGTTTGTTATTCTTCTGATTGTTGTGGCTTACAAGATGGCTAAGGCGGAAGCGGGTTGAATGCTGTAAATGCGTCCTGCATTCTCAGGACAAAGCCTGCGCTGGCTTAGCGCAATTTAATTTAACTTAAAAGGAAATACAAATTGAAACCACGTAATATTAATGCTCCTGCACGTAACACCGAAAACTCTGAACAAAAAGCATACGTGCCCATCCTCCCTGAAGATGGTTTGGTTGCTGTTCAAGTGGGCCTTCTCGTTGATCTGGGTAGCCACAAAAAGCTGCCTAAGTTTGCCAAAGACAATGCTGGTAATCGTGAAAAAGACGAAGACACCGGAGAAGACAAAATCCTGTGGCCCAAAGATGGCGCTGTAGAGCAGAAAATTGCATGCTACATTGATCTGCTGGACCAGACTCATGACTACGAAGGTGACATTGGTGTGAAGAACATTCGTCTACCGCTACACCCTGTCAATCGTGGCATGTCGGATGGTCTGAACTTCACTACTGTTGCTCCACGTGATCCGAAGACGAATGCGTACATCAAGGGTCGTCCGTGGATTCTTGCAGGTACGTCCAACTTCTATAAGATTGCTGGTGTGACGAAGTATGAAGACGGTACGAAAGTTAGTGATGTTATCTTCAAGGCAGACTATAAGAATGCTAAGCTGAATGACATCTCGCAACTGCTCGGCAAGCCGTTCATGTTCAATCTGGAAGTGAAGGTGCAAGAGAAGGACGACAAGAAGTTTGTCAACACCAAACTCAAGTCGCCTGTGCCGCTGATGAAGGGCATGAAGCCTGCTGATCCTCTGATGCCTGCAATTTCGGTCAACTTTGACGACGAAGACCTGCTGGAAGAAAAGGAAGAACTGGGCGGTGTAGCTAAGTTCGACTTGCTCCGTCTTGCTGATTTGCGTAAGATTGTTCTGGCTGAAGAGTACGCGGGCTCGAAGATGCAAGAAGCTGTGATTGAGCGAAATGGCAAAGATGGTGAGAAAGAAATCATCGCCAAGGCCAAGGAGATCGCAGAGAAGATTGTTGAAGGTGACAAAGACCTGCAAGAAATCTTTGCTAAGTATCCGAATGGTAAGCCGGGTGTTGAAGGCGAAGCTGCTCCAGTGGCACAGCCGAAGGCTCCTGACTTTGATGATATCGAAGATACGCCGTTTTAGGATGTAGATGGAGACGCCGGTCACTAAGGCATGCTTTAAGTGCGGAGAGACTAAACCCCTCTCCGACTTTTACAAGCACTCAGAAATGGCAGATGGTCACGTCAACAAATGTAAGGAATGTAATAAACTAGACGTTAGAAGTAATCGTAAAAAGCGCGAAGACTATTACAATGCTTATGACAGGTTGAGAAGTACAAAACCTGAACGTAAAGAGTATCGTAAAAAGAACGAGCAAAAGCCCGAAAGAAAGGCCAAGATACAGGCTTATAAAAGGGTATGGCACTCTGAATACGATATGAAAAAGAAGGCGGCAACGACCGCAGTTGGGAATGCTTTGCGCGACGGTAAGTTGGAAAAGTGGCCGTGTTGGGTTTGTGGAACTACTGAAAACATAGAAGGTCATCATGTTCACTATGATATGCCTCTAGACGTGATTTGGCTGTGCACAAAACATCATGCAGAGGTTCACCGTGACTACGATCACGAACAAGACATTATTCTGCTTGAAACCACAGAAAAAGGCAGTCGTTGGAAACAAGACGACTGACATACGCCCTACTCCGAGATGGGTGGGGCTTTTCTTTTAGGGACATTATGAAGACAATTGCAATTGTTGACGCAGATATTCTCGCCTTCAGGTGCAGTGCTGCAAATGCGACACGTAGTATCCGAGCAACACATAAGATGTCGGGCCAAGTAATTGAGTGCCCGCACCGTACAGCCCTTAAAGAACAGATCAAAGGCGCTTTTGAGTTGGACGAATTCGATATAGAAGATGTGCAAACCGCAGCAGATATAAGTTTTGCCTTCAATGCAATGAACACTTGCCTAAAAGCGTGGAAACAAAGTGTCGGCGCAAGCTCGGTTGAGTTATACATTAGCGGCGAGAATAACTTTAGGGATTACTTGCCGCTTCCGACAAAGTATAAAAGCAATCGTTCAGGAATCAAGCCTGTTCAACTACAAGAATGCCGTCAATACCTTATTGAACGTAAGAAGGCTGTCGTGGTTAATGGCAAAGAAGTTGACGACCATCTTGCACAACGTTGTTATGAGGGCTTAAAGCAGGGTATCAAAACAGTCGCAGTTACAAATGATGGCGACCAGAATGGAGTGGCAGGCTGGATGTACAACTGGACTAAGATGAATGAGCCAAAGCTTATTTGCGGTTTGGGCGACATATGGTTGAATGACGAACGAAATGATTTCGACGGACATGGGCGGAAATTTTTTTATGCTCAGTGGCTATACGGAGACTGGAACGTTGATCGTTTCAAACCTGCCGAGTTGTCCGGGAAGAAGTTTGGTGTGGTGGCTATGTACAACATTCTTAAAGATTGTAATACGGACAAGGAATGTGTGCAGGCTGTTTACAACCAGTACTCAAAGTGGTATCCTGAGCCTGTAACATACACAGCGTGGGACGGCGCTGAACACACTAAAGATGTTATCGAAATTATGGATATGTATGCTGCTTGCGCACACATGAAGAGGTTCGACGGAGACGTTTTTGACACTCGTAAGCTTCTTAACAAACTGGAGATTGAAGTATGACTAAGGGAATCGTCTTTGCAGAGCCTGTTCGCTACATGGTGATTGCTACGTGGTATGGCTACAAAATCCTCGACACACTCACTGAAGGCTTCAAAACTGTTAAGCGCTTTGTAGACTACGACAACGAAGCCCACCTTCGTGCTCATGACTACGCAAGGGAACTGAATATCAAGGAGGGGTATGTCTATTGGTACTAAAGAAGCTTGGGAGTCTTACCCTGAAATCTGGCCTGATGAGAAAGCCTTCATGTTGTATTTGCGAGGGGCTTTCCGTTCTGTGTGGAGTCGCTACCCTGCCAAGTTAGAGTGGAAGAAGCGCCAAATGACCCCCCCGCCAGCGGGATACACAGGACGTGCTAAGAATGTTGGGTACTGTGCATTCTGTGGCAAGATGGGATCAGCATCCTCCTTTGAAGTGGACCACATAGACCAAGCAGGCTCTTTCGGCAACAAGGAAGAAGCTGTGCAGTGGTTCTGGAGGTTGCTAGACACAAACGACAACTGGCAGCTTGCGTGCAAACCTTGCCACAAAACTAAATCTTACGCTGACAGGATGGGGATTAGTTTTGAAGATGCAAGCGTAGAGAAAGAAGTAATCGCCATTTGCAAGAAACCTGTCAAAGATGTCAAACAGTTTTGTTACGATTACGGCTACAGTAATGAGCAATTGAGCAATCCAGAGAAACGCCGAATGGCAGTGGAACAAATTCTATGCTCTGTAAAATAAGGCTTGCAATGGCACAACAACTTGTGTAGAATACGTTCTACAACATTCTTAAGGAGAAAGCAGATGGGTGATTTTGGATTTATCACTGAGTCAAGCTGTGATTATGACGTGTACATCTATGACGAGTGGAACGACGGAAACATATATCTGCACGACACAAGCGGCGGAAGGAGCTACGTCAATGCGGAAGATATTCCGAAATTGATTAATGCTTTGCAAAAGGCTTACGAATATATCAAACAAAAGGAACAATCATGACCAACGAATTCAGATTCCATTACAACGGATTTCGCAGCCTCTACACTGCCAAGCTTCGAGACGATTGGTATCGCGTGTATTTTAATGAAGAGTATGTCGCAGCATTTACGAAGGATGAGATGAAGCATATGATTGATAGTCAACGTGCACGTATTGTGGAGGAAGATGATGAAGTTGCCGAATAAGTTTCAATTTCGTGTGAAGTGCCTACCTGGGTTTACACATACCATTTCCAAGAATGCTCACGGTGATTACGAGGTGAAGTGGGCACGAGGGTATCCAAATAAGATTCGTGAAGTCCCTCGTGCGGTGCTTGAAGAGTGCCGCGTTCACTCCTTGGTTGAGGTTGGCGCGTGGATTGTCGTGAATGACAAGCAGAAGCAAGATGAATTGCCAGATGAGTTTTATTTCAAGCATTCGCATTGCCCCGATGACATGCATTTCACGAAACGCTGCGGAGATTTTTATATGACAACGTGGAACTGCGGGACGGAAGAACAACACACAGTTTCCGGTGTCGTAGATTACGTGAAAAAATTTGGGTGGTGGATTATTCAGGACAAGAAACCTCTCACAGCCGAACAACAACGCCAACTGAACGACTTCAAAGAGCGAATTGCTTCGCTTGAGCAGTCTATCAAGCTGAATGAGCAGGATGTGGAGCATAAGAGGCGGCTCATTTCAAACTATGAGGCAACGAAGGCAGATTTGCTGAAGAAAATTGAGGAGATGGTATGAGTGACTTGACAGAATTCATCAAACTAAATATGGAAGTCCACCGTTCTACAAAAGAGCGCATTGATTTGTTGGAAAATGAGATTAAGGAACTTCGCCGTAAGATTGATAGCCCGGCTGTTTATGGCCCTTTGAAGTGGCAAGTGCCACAAGGTCCGTCGGACTTCCCGTTTAGCTTTGATTGGAGTATTAAATGACTGAGAATGAAGACTGGAAAGTTCAGGCGATTGCTCTGCATAACACAGGTACAATGAGTTGGCGAGACATTGCGAAGGCCGTTAACAAGCCGAAGAGTACGGTCTCTGATCTACTTCGCAGCTACGTATCTTCGCTTAACCCGCAAAAGGAAGGCGGCACTACTCACCTTGTCATTCCTGATACACAAGTGAGGCCAGGGATTTCTCTGGACTATCTTCGATGGATCGGTGAATACATCGTACGGAAGCAACCGGATGTGGTCGTGCATATCGGCGATCACGCGGACATGGAAGGGCTTAGCAGCTACGATAAAGGGATGCGTTCGGCAGAAGGTAAGCGTGTTGCAGAAGACATTAAAGCGTCTATCGAAGGCATGAATGTTCTGCTTGCCCCGCTGCGAAATTTACAAAAGCAGCAAATGCAAGCTGGTGAGAAAGTGTATAATCCGAGACTTGTGCTCACGCTAGGTAATCACGAAGATCGCATTAATCGTCATGTGAATGCTAACCCAGAACTTCATGGTTTTCTCAGCATTGATGATCTGAAGTATGAAGAGGCAGGCTGGGAAGTAGTCCCTTTTCTCACTCCGATTACCATTGATGGTGTGAATTATTGCCACTACTTCCCGAATGTCATGACGGGCAAGCCTCTTGGCGGTACTGCACAAACGATGATGAAGACGATTGGCGAAAGCTTTACGATGGGCCATCGACAGACTTTAGATGTTACTACGAGATTCTTACCTTCCAGCGGCAGGCAGCAGTGGGGGCTGATCTGTGGGGCAGCGTACGTACACGATGAGCATTATAAAGGCGTGCAGGGGAACAAACACTGGCGGGGTATTGTGCTGAAGCATAACGTGCGGGATGGTAGCTACGACCCCCTGTTTGTTAGTATGCAATGGTTGGAACAGGAATATGGTAACAAGGGGAACAAATGAATATTGAAGAACATTACTGGGACGTATACGCTTTCAATAACATTGCTGGCAATCTTGCAAATGTTGACGAAGCAAGTGTAGCAGCCCAAATAAAAGTTGTTGTAGAGGAAGTGAAAGAGATTGAGAAAGCATTTGCAGAGAAAGACTCTGTAGAACTTCTTGATGGTGTGTGCGATGCGTTTGTTACAGTGGCAGGATTGATGCAGAAGATGAGCTATGCAGGATTCAAGGTGGATGAAGCACTTGAGCGAGTGTGTTTAAACAATATGGCTAAATATCCCTCGGAGATGTCCAAAGAAGAGTTGGACAATTGCGACAAACAAGGTTGGGACGTTCTGTACAACATCGACTGTGAGTGCTATGTGTTGAAAGATAAAAACGGTAAGATTCGTAAGCCGCTTGGATTTAAATCTGTAGAAATCTCCGATTTGGTGCCTGATAATTTCTTCGGAGAACAACCATGAAGGTTCTTTCGTGCTATGATATCTTGCTCGCAGATGAACTCAAAGGTATGAACATCTTTGATCTTTGCAGCTTGGACAACGCAGACAAAGTGTACAGTGTACTAGAAATGCTGGGTATGGATGTTGTAAAACCTGTGCATATATATGCCGCCAATCACCGCACATTGGCAGGGCAAGTCAAGATTGGATTTTTGTTCGCTGGGGAATTGTCTGTCCGGCGAGAGCACCTGAAAGGTAAGTACTCTCAACCGGAGGATGTTCTTATCGCAGCAAGTCTCACCGACAGGTCGCTGTTTGAAGAGTTGCATGCGATGGGGCACACTTCGCCAATGTATGGCGGTATGGCCGCGCTTGATGAGAATGTTGTGGCGAAAGAGGATGAAGAGTATCTTGAGGAAGAACGTAAGATTGTTGCACAAGTCAAGCAACTAGAAGACATTCTTTTTCACATCCGAGGGAACCAATTCAACGAAGATGGTAGTGTGAAGACGCTGGAGGAATATTTCAATCCTCGCCCTGTTGAGAAAAAGCGGAAGAAGCATGCGCGACGAAATAAAGAGGAAAACATTGATGAGTAAAAAAGAACCACGAATTAAGACGCATACAGATAGTTATGTCACGTATTATCCTCAGTTTGTCGAATTTGCCAACACACAGCTTGAGAAGTGCTTCTGGACAGCGAACGAAATCGCGATGGAGAAGGATAAGCAGGACATGCTTGTCAACATGACGGATGCAGAACGCCATGCTGTAACTACTGCCCTTAAGCTTTTTGTCAAGTATGAGATTTTTGTAGGCACAGAATATTGGATGACACGGGTTATGAACAAATACCCTCGTCCAGAAATTCAGCGCATGGCATCTGTGTTCGGCATGATGGAATTGGCAGTACATGCACCTTTCTATAACAAGCTTAATGAGGTGCTTGGCCTTAACACCGATGAGTTTTACACTAGCTACATTGATGACCCCGTGCTGAATGAACGTGTTGAGTTTCTTGACAAGGCCGTAGACGGACAAGATGACCTACTGAGCCTTGCAACATTTAGCATGCTAGAGGGTGCTGTGCTGTTCAGTAGCTTTGCTATGTTTAAGAATTTCCAAAGCAATGGTAACAATCTTATCAGCAACACTGTGCGAGGTATTAATCAGTCACTGATCGACGAGGGCTTACACCAACAGGCAGGCGCGGCTCTCTTCAAGCAAGTTGTCAAAGAGTCCAAGCTGAAGAAGGAAGAACTGGACCTGCTGCACGAGGAGATTAAACTTGTTGCAGGTATTCTGCTGGAGCATGAAGAACGTATTGTAGATATGCTGTTTGAGAAGGGTCCGCTGCGTGGAATTACAGCAGAGCAGATGAAGGCGTTTGTTGCTCACCGGGTTAATGTGTGTCTTGACTCGCTAGGCGTAGAGCCCTGCTTCGAAGTGAATGATCATACGATTGAAGGGTGGTTCTACACCTCCGCACAAGGATACCAACAGGTTGACTTCTTTACAGGCGTGGGACGAGAGTACCAGCGTGGATGGAACGAAAAAGCTTTTGAATGGAATGTGAAGGAAGATGAATGACTGAAAACCTCTACGAGAAGTTTAGCCAAGAGCGGAAAGAGGGGCAAGAGAATGGAACAGTGCCGCCGTGGATGAGTACTGCGGGGTATCAGATGTTCGTTCAGAAATATTTGTTCAATGCTGAGAACCCGCGAGAGCAATTCATGCGGATTGCCAGCACTGTTGCGAAGCACGCCCCTAAGCGAAAGATTTACGACGAGCACTACAAAGAGTGGTACAATTTACTGACGCCGGAAGACTACTGGCAGCAGAAGTTCTTTGAAGTGTTGTGGCAGGGCTGGGTTTGCTGCTCTACGCCTGTTCTAGCCAACATGGGAACGAATCGAGGTTGTCCTGTGAGTTGCGCCGGGAGTGTTGTGGATGACAGCATTGAAGGCTTCTATGACGCTTATCGCGAGATTGCAATTCTGACGAAACAAGGATTTGGTACGGCATCTGATTTGTCTAACATTCGCCCTCGTGGCAGTAAGATTAGTGTTGGTGGTAAAGCGAGTGGTGTACTTCCTGTCATCAAGCATTTCGTACAGGACATGCGGGATGTGGCACAAGGTACTGCACGGCGTGGTGCATGGGCGGCGTATCTGGACATCGAGCACGGAGACTTTTGGGAAGTTGTGCAGTATTTGGAGGAACAGCCTGATGATTTGAACATCGGTTGGATTATCACGGATAAGTTCATAGCTAAGCTTAAAAAGGGCGGCAAAGAGGCCACTAAGCGTTATCAGCGAGCCTTGAAGGCTAAGATGATCTTCGGCAAAGGTTATTTCTTCTTTGTAGATAAGGTAAATCGTCAGCGCCCACAGATGTACAAGGATTTGGGCTTGATGGTGAAGGCAAGTCAACTCTGCTCGGAAATTATGCTGCATAGCAGTCTTGATTACACGTACACTTGTGTGCTGTCGTGGATGAATCTGGCTCGTTACGATGAGTGGAAAGACACGGACGCTGTGTTTGTTGGCACTGTGTTTTTGGATTGCGTGATCTCTGAGTTCATTGAGCAAGCGTCTAAGATTTGCGGTATGGAGAAAGCTGTTGCATCGACTGTCAAAGGTAGAGCCATTGGGCTTGGCGCAGGCGGCTTCCACACCTATCTGCAAGAGCATATGATGGAATTCGGTAGCGTTGATGCGCACATGTTTAATGCTCGTGTATTCAAACAGATTGATGAGCAGTCGCTGGAGGCGTCGAAGTGGTTGGCTAAAGAACTTGGCGAGCCTGAATGGTGCAAAGGGTACGGTGTACGATTCACGCACCGAATGGCTGTCGCTCCGACAAAGAGCACTGCACTGATTTATGGCGGAATTAGTGAGGGCATCAACCCTGACATTGCTATGAGTTTTACTCAGCTTACAGCTGCAGGTGAAATGGATCGTGTCAACCCAACACTTCTTAAGCTGATTAAGGAGAAGGGTTTGGACGTTGAGATTTGCATTCGTGACACCGTTAAGAGTCAAGGTAGTGTGCAGCATGTTGATTGGTTGACGGAGGATGAGAAACGAGTGTTCAAGACTGCGTTTGAGATTAACCAGAAAGACATCATTCGTCTTGCAGCAACGCGCCAGAAATACATCGACCAAGGGCAGAGCACCAATCTGTTCTTTGCAGGTAACGCAGACGAGAAGTTGATTTCGGAGATTCACCAAGAGGCATTTGAGAATGAAAATATTCTCAGTCTGTACTACGTGTATTCGTCTCGTGGTGTTGTGAGCAGTAGCGGCGAATGTGTCGCATGTCAATAGGAGGAAGTATGATTGTTGTGTATTCAATGGAAGGTTGTGCGCAGTGTGTCCAAGCTGTGAAGCTGCTTGAGCGTAAAGCTGTGCCATTCAAAGTGGTTAAGATCGATGAAGACTTTGAGGCTTATGAGTTTCTTAAGCGTGAAGGTCATCGCAGTATGCCTCAGATTTACAAAGACGGTAAGCTTCTTATTCAAGGTGGGTACTCCGGTCTTACCAAGCTTACCGACGAAGACTTCGAGAAGCTAAAATAATTTAAAAATGTTGTTGACAAGCGCTGTGCTCATCTGTAGAATGGCGTTTGTCGATTGAGACGAATTTAAAGGAGAATTTGAATGAACAGTAAAATTGTTAAGGCACATTGCTACAGCCCCGAAGATCAAGTCTATTGCGTAACGGGTAAAGTCTTGCGAGTATTTGACACGAACGGTAGTGGCGATCTTATCCCCGTGTCATTCCAGCGGGATGTCGAATTCAAAAACCAGTTCAGTCTTGAGTCTTTCGCTTATGGACAAATTTACGCTGAAATTTCTAACTAACCAAGGAGAACCAACAATGACCAAAACTATTACCATCGATAACGCGACTGTCAACGCTGACGAACTTACCAGCTTTCTTCGTCGGGCTATCAACGTTCAAGGTGAAATTGATAGTTTGAAGGAAGACTTCAAAGCCCTCGTTCAAGAAGCTGCGGACGCAACTAAGCTTGATAAGAAGATTGCTCGCAAGTTCTTCGTGGCGCGCTTCAAAGCCACCACCAAGGATATCGTTGCCGAAGCAGAAACGCTGGATGCGCTGAGCAAGGCGGTTGATGAGTAACAATTAGTCAACTGTGAGCATTCACGCAACATTTACAAAAGATCAGGTATACGTTGTTGTAATTGCGTGAGATTTCTCACAGATATTTCTTGACGCCATCAAACCTGTAGGCATACACTTACAAACATGCTGATCCAGAACAAGGTTCAGCTAACAAGAACAACTTAACAACGAAGTACATTTCTACCAATCTATCTTACTAAGGAAGTAACCATGAACATCGATTCCATCGTCGCAGACCTCCTCTATATCAACAAAGTGGTGGCTGCTCTGTATCCTGTCATCACCGACCAAGTGAAGGCTGTCGAAGCTGCATACGGCTCAGGCAACGGTGCACAGAAGCTACAAGTGGCTATCACGGCAATCAAGGCCATCTACGAAGCAGCGCACGGCCCTGTCCCGTTCGGCAACATCCTGAACATCATCGTGGAACTCATCACTGCAAGTGTTACCTACTACAACGCTGTCAAGGCGTTCCCGAAGGCTGCACAGGCCGCAGCAGCATAAGCTATAAATAAAAATGCCCCAACACCGAAGTGAAGGGGCAAAGGGTGCTCTACCAAGAGCTTACTAAGGAAAGGGTGAGGGGCTGAGCGACAGCTTCCTCTCCTTCATAATTATAATCGACATTTCAGAGACACGTCAATGCCTTTGAGGTTGTTAAGCATCATTTGCCAAACCGTTGGTTGCACTGTGTCGCCTTGCCCATTCAATGGCCCGAGCGCGTACGTCGTCATCAATTGTCGAAGCAACGCTTCCTCGTTCAGTATTAGGTGCGACGCTAAGCGACACTGCTGCGGGATCTTCTTTGGCAGGCTGTTCAACGCTTTGCACAGGCGGTTCGGCTTCTCGTACGGCTCCCGTAGGCACTCCATGTTCTTTGGAGGTGGCGATGTTGATGCCAACGTTTGCGAGGGCCAGTAGGCCAATGCTAATATCAGCACAAGTCTGCATGTCAATTCCAAAATCGTAGCCACAAGCCTTCCCCAATGTCACAATAGCGAACAGCAAACCTGCAATCATGTTGGCCGTGATTTGATGGCCGCGCCATGCTGCCGGGTCTGCCACAGCTTTGCCCTGCTGAAAGACAGCGTAAAGGGCTTTCATTTTCTCAAGCATTTCTTTTCCTCAACCCTTCAAGGGTATGTCCAGCTTCCTGTAAGTGCGCAAGTTCGCGGAAACTAGACCACCTTCCTGCCCATTCCAAACCCAACGACTCCCCGATCTGTCCACACTTAGTGAACGTTTTAATGTCACCCCATTGGCACTTGCCATTTACAATCGGGCAGAAGTCAAACGCAATGTGATAGTTGTGGAACGATTCTCCACCGCGAGCGTTCGTCACTTTGCTTCCAGGCTTCGTCCTACCTTGTGCGTAGAGAGCATCCTGAGACTCGTTGTCCCTGTAAGTGGACGTGATGATTACGTCGATACCAACTTCCTTGCACTTGGCGATGAACTCTTTGCACTTCACCTGCATGGATGGTGTCAGGTCTGCAATATCTCGACTGTTGATCATTATTTATCCTTTTGCTCTATCATCTTGTTAAGACGCTCATCGATCCTGTCAAGGCGCGCATCCAACTTCGTACCATAGGCTTCGAATGTCTTGTTGATGTCTCTGAGGGCGTCCTTCAACTCCTCACTTGTAGAGTAAGTTTCTGCTACGTGGATTTTGTAGCTGGCTAGATCGCCTTCCACCTTCTCAGCCTTCTTCTTCGTCTCTGTCAGAGTAAACCAAAGCACTGCGCACAAGGCGCCCAACAAAGCTTGCACCGGCCCTACAAACACGCTATAATCCATTTGTGATTTCCTCTAGTGGTACTGGCTCCCACATGTCAGGCCACCAGCGGTTATTCTTACTTTGATTTTCAGACTTTAAAATTACTTGTAGATTAGCTTCGCAATGTAGCCCGCACACGTACTGAGATTGCAGGGGCACAATGTGGTCTACGTTGTACCATTCACCTAACAACATCGACAGGCCAGCAGAGGTTTCGTAAAAGCCTTTAATCTTCTTCTGATCAGCCCATGCAGGTGTGGCACGCAGTTTGTGTGCACGACGCCTCCAAGTCAAAGCGTTAGCCTTGCCTGGATTGTTCAACCGCCAAGCTTTCGTGCTTTGCGCCTGTTGTAACGAGTTCTTTCTGGCCCACAATCGCTTATACACACGAATTTTGTCTCGGTGCAGTGCGACGTGTGCGGCCTTGTACTCTTTCATCTTGTCTGCGTTTGCTGCCCTATATTCTCTTTGGTAAGATGAGACGCACTCTTTACAGACGTTGTTTGTTTGGCGCTTGCGATATGTAAACTCCGTAGCCAGTTTAAACAGCCCGCACTTGTGACAAGTTCTATCAGTGTTATCAACAGGAACAAGTTTGTTCTTCGACTTAGCGTAGGACTTATCCTTGACTTCCTTAATTCTCTCTGCATTCTTGGCGACATAATCTTGCTGAGCCTTTTTCAAACAAGCTTTACAAGAGCGCTTAAGATTCCCTGCCGCCGTTTGCTCGTATGCTGCTGTGGGCAAAACCTCATTGCAGGAATAACATTCTTTTGTATCTGACATATTACTCCTTTGAAACGAAGTGCAAGCCATAGCCCTTAGAAAGAGCCGTCTGCACTACAGAAGCGGGTGTCGCAATTGGGCCTAAACTGACCCCAGACATCTTGCGCATCGAGATTGTTAGCTCAGAACACTGCCAGCGCACGTCCTGTCCGATGTCTAACATGTGCAGATAGCCCTCTACTGCTTGGACCTTCGAATAAGCTTGCCCTACTTTAGAGAAGCCGTAAGCTTCTTCCTCTTTGCTCATAGGTTTATCTGGCATCGGAATGTGATAAAAGCCGTGGTCTAGATACTTCGTAAGAGGACTAACAGTCACTTGTGGCACGACTGCTTCGATTACGTGAGGCTCACCATTGATGTCTTTCCAGATTACGCACACGTGACTGAATTCTGACTCGGTGAACATGCGGACTATCTGACTCTCAACATCAGAGATAGTCTTCCACTCTCTATGGCTGACAGCGATTAGGTCGCCGCTGTGGCAAACACTCTTAAAATCTGAATAGCGCATCAAACCTCCTCAATTTCCAGTGTGGCAGCCAAATACGAAAAATACGGAGTTGACATCACCGGACTCGTAACAAGCTTACCATACAACATGTTCGCAGTGTCCAAGCTTCCGTCAGTGTTATTAGAGAACGTAGAGACGAACAGAGGAACTGTCATGCCGTTGTTCCAAACAATATCCCAAAGCGGCTTACGAGAAGCAGCTTCAATGCTTGGCATGTTCAACACTTGCTTGCGGTGTCTTGTGCCAACATACGTGTAAAGATCGCCACCATCTGTACGGGTGTGTGTGCTAGTATCTACAATGGAAAGAGATGTGTTCTGCACATCAACCACACTGACGCTCCAATAGTCCCCAATAACAAGCTTGCCCATTTCGACGTAGCCTGCGGGGTTTGTAGAAGCATTGATGTCGATAACAATCTTAGTTACTTGAATAGTTGACGAGAGCCATACACGACCATAGTTGCCACCGCCGTATGCGAAAGAATTAACGCCTGTGGCTTGTACACCCCAAGTCTTATTGCCGGGCGAATCCGAAGGGCACGCTGCTACGTATCCCGTATCAAGCACCGGGTCTGTGTCGGTAGCCAGCGTATAGGCACGAATGCGAACAGTGTCTGCCGACGTTAGATTACAAAATGGAAATGCAATGACAGACACTTTCTCAGCAGCCAACCACGTAGCTGTAAGAGTCTCTGTTGTAGAAGAAGATCGCCACACTTTACTTTTGACTGAGGACTTCAAGTTATTGACAACCATTGTTCCTGCTGTAGAAGAAGCAGACAGCGTGGCCCTATCTGCTGCATTATTATATACGATACGAATGTTTGACATGATATCCCAGCATCTAAATGTTAATAAGAATTATAGCATTCTTATCGTATTAAGTCAAAATTGCAGTTACCAAACTATCTGTGCAATTTCCTCTTCTGTCGTGGCGTTAGCAAGCTGAACTTTTAACTCCTGAGCATGCGCAAAATTAGCTTGGCCCTGATCTACCATAGCTCCATAGAACGCTTTCCAGTCATCCACTGTATTGATCGGTACGTACGTGTTATCGATTGCTTTCCACGCTCCGGGCCAACCGCCTCTGAAAGTGCCTGTCAAAGTTACATAACCATTTACAGCGTCAATATCACTTCGGCTCAAAGTATCACAAGATATATGCTTACCACTAAACACGAAGAAACTCAAATTGGCAGCAAGTCTTGCAGAGTTTATTTCTGCATTCTTAGCCGCTTTCAATTGATCAAGAGTGACATCCCATGTAGGTTGATTATCTCGCCAGATCAAGGTTGCATCTGGCGTAGGTCCGTCAGTTAAGATTAAATCACCCTGCCAAGGGTAGTAAATGATATCCCCCTCTTCCAAGGGGGTTTCAGCCATCGGCCCTACAAGATCAGGCGCATCTGGTCTGCCCACACCAAATAAAACCTTATTAGTGTTTTTATCAACAGCGACGAATTGAGTCATGAGAAATATATAGTCGTAAGGTAAGTAATAGTCTTGGAAATGTTGCTGGCAGTATCAGTGACAACACAAGTCATGTAAAAATCTTGCTGATCCCCTGATGCACGCCCATTGGACTCAATTGATAGTTGCGCCTGCTGACCTGTAGATGAGCCACCAACCCATCCACGCGATATACCTGACGTGCCGACACTCCATGAGTATGAGTATGGGCCTGTGCCATTTGCTGGATTCGCTGTGTATGTACCGCCAAAACCATTCGTTGCCGTACGCGACACAGTGTACGAACTTGACGTACTTGTGACAGTGGCGCTAAAAGGGCTAGACACTGTTGGGTTTTGAACAGTAAGCGTCGTACCATCCCAACGAATGCCTGTGCCATTAGCAATACCTAAGCTAAACACAGGCGTGCTACCATTGAAGCCTAGGAAGAAACCTGTCCCCGTGTTATACGCAGTTTGACCAGATGCGACATAGCCTCCAGAAGCAATAGACACGGACCCGAATGTTCCGTAAGCCGCCGCCAGTTGCCCTGCAAACGTCGCATTACCTGTAGTGCCATCAAGTGTGAACGTAGCAACACCGCTGCTGTTGTAGGCAACGATACCTTTTTGGTTCATGCCTACACCGTAACCACTGGTGCGATTACCTGAACCGTCCCATGCCAGATTGCCTGTAGCAAGGCCCGCGCTGCCGGACAGAATGTTCTGTGCGTTGGCTTTTAGCTTTTGGGCAAGACCATTTGTGGCGTCGTTCACTGCGTTGTAAGCGGTGTTGCCGTTAGCTGCATTAGATTCCACGGTTGTAGCAGAGGTGCTACCGACATTAGTACCGGCAGGTGCTCCAACTGTTGCATTGTTTTCAGGTTTTGTGGAACCTCCGACATCTGCGAAGTTATTAGATGTCATCGGACCAAAACGAATATTAGATAATGCCGCGCCTGCCGAACAAAACGAACTGTCGATATAAAGCGGTGCAGTTATTCGTGCAGGTGGTGTGTAAGTATATAGAACTGCACCGTTTCTTATCCAATATAGCTTCGTTCCGTCGTATATCACGCTTAAAACGTCCCCCGTGGAATATGAGCCAATTGAATTACCACTGTTCAATGGGGTTCCATTATTATAAGCGTACAGGTTGCCATCGCTAAAAGGGTAGATTGCGTAATCAATTGTCCTGTAGTCCGCATCAGAGTCAGGGTCGATGTTTAAGCCAAACATCATTAAACCTGGGACATCGATTTTAGCAGATGCATATGCCCCCCCAATAAAACCGTCTAGGCTTTGAAACTGTGAGTCCCAGGAGTTGTCACCACCATTTTTTACTGCACGGTTACCTACAACAGACACGTGGTTATAACCAATCAGTGTAACATCACTTGTAGCATTATCGGCTGGCCTACCTGTGCCACCCACCTCTGACCACTGCTGCTGACTATTAAGTGTCCCCGGCGCCGCATAGGCTGCACTGAGCCCACCAGCATTAAGAATCGTCGCGCCGGTTGAATCATCAACAATTGTAATTTTTCTGAAAGTCGCTGTGCCATCATTTTGCAGAACAATCTTGCCAGAGCCAAGATCAATCGATCCTGCATTAATCGAACCTAGATTTGCCGTAATGGCGGACAAGCTGCCCACTTTCAGGGAAGACCAATAAGGAATAGACCAAGTAACTTTATTCGTAGTAGGGTCGTAAATACCGTCAGATTGGTAGAGATATTGATTGACAGACAGTGCCGGAACTGTAGAAGACCATGTGCCAGTAATGCCGCCATCATTTGTAGCTGGCAAACTTGTTTTGCCTGTTGTTTGAGCAGGGGCTGTACTTGTTGTTCCTGTTGTAGATGCGCAGTAAGCCGTAACATAAGATGCACCACTTGGTCCTGCATCTCCATTCGATCCAGAAGAACCCACAGCAACAATTGCTGCCGAAGTCCAGTTGTAAGCTGTTTGAGTAACCGTTGCAGAGTCAATAATCTGTAGCTTAGCAGCCCACAACGTAAGGCCCTGCGAGGGTGCAATGCCAGGGGCAAGGGTCCACACTGTCGGAGATGTTGGAGCTGCTCCAAAGTCTCCAGACGACCACGTGTATGTGCCCGTACCGGCAGGGCCAGCAGGGGCTGTAGAAGAGTCCCAACGATATACTTGAATCGTTGCAGACTGATACCCGCTCACACCGTTATTGCCATTCTGAGCCCACACTTGAACCGATGCATTGGTGTAAGACACAACGGTAGACGCTGTACCTCCAGCAGCGGTAATTTGGACAGCAGCAACATACAGCTTCAGGCCCGGAGTGCCAGGATTCGTAGCAGTAATCTGCCATTGGTCCGTGCCGTTGTACGTGCTGTTGATGCCCGTCGCCCAAGTATAGCCGCTAGTGCCGTTAGGCTTAGCAGGCGTAGAAGCGGACCATTGATACAAGTAAACGGTCGCATACTGATTACCGCTTGTGCCGTTATCACCTTTGCTACCATCAGTAAATTTAGTAATCTGTACACTGCGGTTAAACACTTGACCATTGGATGTCAAGCTTGCTGTAATTGTGCACGCATTACCAGTTAGGCTAGAATACGCTACAGTGGCCGTATTATCATTATTATTCGTAACTGTCGCACCAGTTGCACTAAACGACACAGTGCCTGTCAAGCTAATAAGGTTGGCAGTGACAGTGATGGTGGAAGGGAGGGGATTTCCGCTTGTGTCCACTTTAAACAGAGGTGCACTTAATTGAAGCAGGATGTCCGCCCCTAGCGGATTCAATGCCCGCTGACTACTACCAAGTAGTAGCACATCACGGTCGCCAATCACTGTTGCCATTTAAATTCCTTTATACTAAAATCTTAACTGTAATAGTTCCCTTAAACCAGTTAGGGGATAGCGATACCACTGTGCCTGTCTTACCACTAGAGAGCCCAAAGCGAGGATGTGTAAGAGTTGCAGCACAGCCAAGAGACAAAGAACCGATAAGATCGGACGTACCTTCGAACTGAAACACTGTACGAGGGGTGCTCCACACAGCAACACGACGGTTTGCTTCTGCATCTGCGTCAGTGCGGCGCTTCAACATTGTGTCTGTCTGAGGAGGGGCATCGTTCAGCTTGTAGTCAGCTTTTGCTTGCAAGTTTGTAGAGGTAGACGTAAGCCACTCTGTTGCAAACATCGTCTTATGCGCCTCTGGAATACCTGTCAGAAGATTGTTCTGCACTGTCCAGTTCTTATCGAAGCCAAGCATGACGGCAGCTTTAACGAAAGGTCGCTCTGCAATGGTAAGGGACTTAGCAATAATCTGCGAAGGTCCGATAGGAACAGCAGTGCCAAACCCTGGGACAGTTACTTGCAACAGTTGCATAAGACCTGTGCGGGACATTACGATGCGCGCATCCACGCTGGCGGCGATGTCTTGGCAAAGAGTGAGCAGATTCGTATTCCCATCTGCGTACACACCAATTGGCTGCGGGCACTGTGTATCGAATGCGGCAAGATTCGTAGCATCCAAATCTGCCGAAGTGAATCGAGATGAGGCACTGCCATACCCTGTTGCTAGCCTTTGAATCACTTTAGAAATCGTGTTAATGTACGTAGTGTTTTTATCACCTTGTACAGACACTGTGATTTCGCCAGCAGATGCTTGGTTCAGTGTGAACGTGCCTGTCGAGGGATGTACAGTGACACTGACAGGTTGCCCATTATCCCTTACTTCAAGGAAACCCTCGATAGGTCCATTGTGAACTTGATACGTGAGCGTGTTGCCAGTGATAGGATCAACAGGGGCCAACTGTGGAGTGATGTTGTGCACTTCACCAAAACAAAGGCTGACGACATTATCTTTGTTAGTTCCTGTTCCGCCAATCTTCTGATCGGTCACAGGTGCATTCAGTTGTTGAAGCTTATCCCGAATAGTGATCGTAAGAGTGTCATTGGAAGAACCTGACAGTGTCGCCACAATACCATTGAAGATTGGCTGGAAGTCAGCCCTAGCCCAACTAGGATCACCAATCCACGCCTTGATACTGCGATTGTCCCACACATCGTTCAGCCAATCGTCCCTCTCACCATTGTAGTTTGCTATCGTAATGTCTCCACCAGACATCCCACCTGTACCTGCAATATCTAGCACTTCAGTATATTGAATCCCACCAACAATGATGGGTTCGTAATACCTATTTGGTGTTGCATCTGTTGGAGACGTAACATAAGCTTTAGTGGAAAGATAGCGGGTAATTTCTGACCCGCCACTTTTCACATTTACTTCTACAATTACAATACGAGGGACGGTAGGATCACTTAGCCAAGAAGTAAAATCTACCATATTTTCCTTTCTTATCTACTCACCACTTCATACAGACCATTGCTATTTTTTGGCACGTTGATTACGGCTTTAACGATTTCCCCAATAGCAGTCGCAGCGGCGTGTTGACCGTCATACGTAGCAGCAGCAACATTGTTAAGACCTGCACTGTTGTTCTCATCGCTTTGTTGAATAGTTCCAACAAGGGATTTGAGTACAGTTAGAAGCTCTTGATTCGTTGTGCTATTGCTCGTTGCAGTGGTTGCCGGTGATGTGCCGTTAGTGAGATTGTTCAGGCTATTCAGAATATCAGTTGCTGTACCATTCAACGAGTTCAAACTAACAAGTTGGTTGTTGAGAGTGTCGAGTTGCTTCTGCGAATCGGAGATACCGCCATCTGCAAAGTTCTGAGCCTTGGCAAGTTCTGCTTCGACTTTATTGAAGATCGCTGTATAAGCGTCGCTGCTTGCGTACAGCGTGCGTGCAGCATCCAAATAGGATTGAGCAACATCGGTTACATTACCTTGTGCCGTAGTGTCACCAGACATTGCTTTGCTCAGCGTCGTATCAAACTGGCTTTGAGCACTTGCAAGTTTCTGTGCAGGGGTGAGCGGAGAGTTTGCACCCAACACCAAACCATCACGGAACTTCTGAACGTTGTCGGAGAATTGCTTCAGCTTGTCAATCGCACTTTGCAGCGAATCTTTTGCTGTTTGATTTGCTTTCGACAAACCATCAATTGCATTGCCGAATGTAGGAGCAAGAAACATCAGCTTATTGAACAGTGCAACACCAGAATCAGATGTGAGGTCCAAGCTGTCAACAACTAGCTTGAAATCTTCTTTAGTTTTGATGCTAGACAACCCCATTGAATTGAGCGCATCCTTGACAGAGCTAATCACAGGGGCAAGCTTTTCATTGTCCGTGTAGATAGAGTCCTCATAGGATTTCACAGCTTTTGTCAATGCGTCAGAGCTACCAAAACTATCTACAAGCTTTTCAGCTTGAGCAATTCCAGCAGCAGCTTGTGGCATTGTCCGACCGAGCACCTTGAACACATCGTTCACTTGCATCAGATCGTTTGCAACCCGCACAACTGTCTCCATCAGCCCTTCACCAACCTTCTGAAAATTTTGAAGATCGGAGAAAGCAAACTGTGCCATTTGGTCACCGAGCTTAGAGAACACATTGTTCAGTGCTGTTGTGATCTGGTCGCCAGACAAGCCTTTAAAGCTGATGTTGCCAATGTCAACAACGAAGCTTTTCAACCTCGCATTGAACGCATCACCACCGACTCCAAGAGCATTCGCTGCCGTTTGCAATGTCGAATACATGCTATCAATGACAGATGTGATTTGATTGTTTACATCCGAACCAAGAGAAGTTTTCTTTGTGTCGTGTTTATCCGAATGGAACCAACCTCCAGATGTCGTAATGTTTGCATATGACATGGCATTAGCTCCACTTGCCATCAGCGAGCCAAGATCAGTCTTGCCCATCGTCACGCCAGAGTCGTCCAGATTTTGTTTGCCACCAAAGATCGATGTGCCAATCTTACCGATAAGGTTTCCGATAACTGGAATCTTATTCAGCACTGTACCAACTACATTTCCAATAAGTGTTCCGATGCCAGGAAGAATCACACTTCCAATTGCACTCAGAGCACCCGTAAGTGCCATACCCGTTACAGTTTTGCCGAAGCCATTATTGGTGTTCAGGTTGATGTTTGGATTCGTTACGTTGGCACTCTTTACAAGCTCAGCAGCAAATTTGCCGATGTTGTTGTTAAGTGCCTGCAAAGCAGCCAACATGTCGTTCTGCACAACTAACCCTAGCCCAGAGTTCTTCTCGGCAATCTTCAAAGAATTTGCAATCGAATTACTCTTTTCGCCAACCAGAACGACATTGGTGCCGTTAGTGATTGTTGGAGAACCAAGAACAGTTCCTGTGCCTTGAATCTTTTGCTGGTCAGCCGCAGAGAAACCTCCACCACCGCCACCTCCAGACACTGCAACACCAAGCCCTGCTACGATTGCTGTCATTGCAGCCATACGAGCAAATGCTGTATAAGGGTCGCCTTCACCTTGCGTCAGGATTGCGTTGACGCCTTTAATCAGGGACAGAGCAACTTCGGCAGTGTGCAACACCATCGCAGCTTTAGCCATTGCTTGGTAGCCTGTGGAGCCTTTGTCGAAGAAGCCACTTGCTGCATCAGCCATGTTGCCGTACATGCCAACTTGGTTCTGTGCACCTTGTAACTGGATATCGTTGAGTTGCTTTTCTTTTTCTTGTACACTGAGCGAAGCATTCTCACGAACAACACGAGCTTGATTAGTAAGGCTAATCT